GCAGGTGATGCTATATTTGGTGGACAATAAAAAGACTTTCCGATAAATGGATAAAATAGAACAACTATACAACCTATACATACAGAACGGAATCATCACATCAGCTACCTCATTGGATATGTTTCGCGCAGCCAATGAACAGCAGCAGAACTCTTTGTATGAATTAGGTAAGCAAAAGAATTTATTCCAAACCACAGACCTACCGACTTTCCAATCCGCTTGGTCAGGTGTTATTGCTCAACCACAGGCTGCCCCTCAACCCGAAGAGGTAAAAAAAAAAGGGGAGTCAGATACTATGGAATTAGCTGTGGCAGGTTCTTTATCGGGGTTGCCATCGCAGCAAGAGCCAACTAAGCCTCAGCCTGTAGCCACACCACAGGCTACTGTTCCTCAGTTCTTTCAGTCTTCACTTGACATAATTACTCCTGATTTAATTAATGAGGTGGAAGAAGTTGTTGTGCCTAAAATGAACTATCAGTTTGGGCCAATGGGATTTAAGTTTGAAGAGTCAGGTATTACAGGAGACTATATGATAGCCACTGCTCCAAATGGTAAGCAAATGGAGTTCTCGTTGGACCCGTACTTTGATAGCAGCGCAAAGGAAGAATCGGAAAAGATTAAAAAGTTTATCTCAGAAAATACCGATGTAGCAGGTTTAGCGTCTATTGAGAATCAGTACAAGGGTGTAAATAGAAAGTTTGCAAGTCAGGAAGAGATAAACAATGAGCTGAAAAAAGTAAATGAAGACGCTGAGTATTTCAAGTCAGACGTAAACAACTTTCTCATACAGAAAGCATCGCTTGAAAAAGAAAAAGAATTTCTTGATAACAACGCCTCTGATAAATCCTCTATGGATTATATCGTTAGGCAGAGCAGTTATAACAAAGGTCTTGAGCAGTTAAAAGCCAAAGAGGAGGAGTTAGTTAAAAGACAGAACTCTCTTAATGCAAACAATACTACCCTTCAATCAGCAGTCGGCAGATATGTTATGATGGCTGAGCAACAGGGAACTCCGGGAGAAATGCTCTTCAATAAACTTTTGAGGGGTTTAACAATGATGGCTCCAAGTGTTGTAAATGTTGGAGCAGATATAGGTGCAGCTCTTACTGATACTAACCCTATGAAGGTAGGTGGCGATAAGTTTGGCGCTGTTGAGGCTGCAAGAAAATTAGGATATAAAACTCCATCCTTTGAGACCTATGTAGGTTTTGCTCAAGGAGGAAAGGATACCTATATAAAAGATGATGAAGTCGGCAAGTTCAACAATTGGTATAACTCTTTGAGTCAAGAGCAGAGAGACGAGATTGAAGATAAGATGCGCGACAACATCGCCAAAGAAGCTAAGTATGGAAAGACAGGAGAGGTAGGTGCTTTTACTGCCGCAAAGACCGCATATAAAGATGTGTTTGGTGGAAGGGCTACTGAGGAGTACGGTCAAAAACTTGAGAAAGATTCTTTCCTTGCTATGGCATTAGGAGGTGTAGCCGAAAGTTTACCTGCTATGATTGGCGGCCCGGGTGCAATTGGTTGGGTTCAACGAGGTGCTCAGATGTATGCTCAAGCTACTGATGCCATATATGAAGAGATGGCTAATAACCCAAACTTTAAAGATATATCGGAAGATGAAAAGCGTTTGATTGCTGCGCCTATTGGTGTAGCTGAAGCGTCATTAGAGGCGATAGGTTTAAGAAACGTCATAGCCAATAAGGGATTGATGAACAAGGTCATCCTTAAAGCCATAGGCAAATCGGGTGCTACTACAACTGCTAAAACATTTGGCGAACTTGTTCGAAATGAAATAAACTCAGTCGCACTAAAGGGCGGACTTACTCTTGCGGGAGCAGCATTGGCTGAGGCAGAGACAGGGGGAGCGCAACAAATATCTGAGTATGCATTTAAGGATATATACAATGCCTTGAAGGGGAAGGAGATGTTCACTACTCCTGAAATGTTTTCAGCTGAGTACTTTGCTGAAGTAGGAAAGGCGGCAGCCGCAGAGGCTATCGGAGGTTTAGTATTGGGTGTTCCATCAGCAGTATCTACCGCATATAGCAAGAAGGGATACAACGCTATGAACAATCAATTGTTCGATGTATTCGAGGCATCAGCAAAAGACCCTGAGATTCAAAAGGCTTTTGTCGTTGACTTGAAGACACGTGTAGCTCGTGGCGAGATAACCTTAGAGCAGGCAAAGAAAACATTGAATGACTACAGAAACTCTGTTGGCTTGTTCAACTCATTGCCTGAGAACCTTGACACCAATGAGAAGAAGGAAGCGATGAACCTGCTCAAGGAGAAGCGTGACTTGGAGCAACAGATTAGCGGCAAGGATGAGGCGCTTACACGCAGACAGCGTAACCGAATCAATGACATCAACACAGAGTTGGAAGCGCTATCTGATAAGGCAGCCACTCGCACACGTACCGTCACTCTCCCAACAGGCAATGAGATACAGGTTGACCCTGATAAAGCTACTGAGATAGAGACCTTGATGTCTGAGTATAATCAACTCACTCAAGAGAGAAGTAATTTTGAAGAAAGAAGCAAGGTAGGCACTGATGGTATTCTTGATGAAGTAACTAATACTGTAGAGTTTTTTAATACTGAGCAAGAGTTAAATGATGAGCTACAAAAAAGATGGGAGCAAACAGATTTAGCAAAGAGGCAGGCAGAGATTCTTAATGAGATAACAACTCTCGCCACTCCCGCTGTTGCCCCGGCTCCAACTCAGCAGGCAACTATCCTATCAACACCTGAGACAACAACCACTGCGCTCAACGAACTGCCATCTGAGGAGAAGACAAACATCACCTTTATGCAGGAGGATGGGACGGAGACACCTGTGATGGGGAATGAGCAGATGCTATCTGACCTGTATCATCAGGCGATGGCTACACCTGAGGCTGAGCGTACACCTGCACAGCTTAGTGCGGTTGACGCTGTTCAAGTGTCTTTAAAGACACAGCTTGAGCAGGAGGCTGAGCAACAGGCACGACCCGAGAGGGCAACCACCAAGGCAGGCATATTCAAAAACACCATTCAGTCTCTTATGTCGGTTATGCCTGAGATAAAGGTGACCAACCATAAGAACCTCGCAGAGATGAAAGCATATGCTGAGCGCGAGTTTGGCAATGAAGTGTCTAAAGTTTTTGGCAGCGGAGATGCAGGTGTAATTATATATGACCAATCAAATAAGCCTGTTGCTATTCTTGTAAATGATGGGTCAGCAGACGCGACCACACTTCCACACGAGGCGTGGCACGGAATATTCTTCAAGGCATTTGGTGACAACCCTCAATTGTTCAAAGAGTTTCAAGGACGTGTGCGTCAGATTCTCCTTGACAATGGATATGACGATGTGGTTCGTCAGTTAGATGACTTTGTAGATAGCGAAGGATATAAACAATCAGATACACAAGCTGAGGAGTGGATGGTTCAGCTCGGTGCTTATCTCACGGCTTCAGGTCTTGACCCTCGTAGTATTAACAACCGAACACTACTTCAGCAACTGAAGGACTTGTTCAACGAGTTTGCTAAGCGCATTACGGGTCAGCCTATATTCTTGGAGGATGCTACCCCTGAGGATGTGCTTGACTTTATGGTAGCCATCTCCGACCGTATGTCACGCGGTGAGAGCATCGCTGACTTTTTCAGAAATGAAGAGCAGCGTCAAGGCGAGGGAGGACCGAGGGTTAAGCCGCAGGTAGCAGGCAAGACGGGGTTTGCTCCTAATGGAAAGCCAAGCAATTTGACTGCCGAGCAATATAAATTAGTTCGGACACCCGAATTTAAGGCGTGGTTTGGAGATTGGGAAAACGACCCCAAAAATGCAAGTAAGGTTGTTGACGAGAATGGCGAGCCATTGGTTGTGTATCACGGAAGTCCAAAGTATACATATAGATTTGATGAAAATAAAAAATGGACCGAGTTTGAAAACAAAAGGTTTGACCGATTTGACGAATCAATAAAGAGATTTTCTCATACAAAAAAGGGATTTTATTTTGGAGGATATCAAGCAGCAAAAGAATACGCTGACGCAAACGGAGAAGTCTATGAAGTTTTCTTAAAATCGTTAAACCCCTTAGTGAACGACAATGGAGTTGACTTTAGTGTTGACGGCAAGATAATTTTTTCAAATAGACTAACAGAAGAAAACTACAATCTACTTGTCAAAAATAAAATTGATGGTTTAATATCTTATCTTCCCGGAAAACAGTTAAATGAAATTGTAGTATTTGATTCAAAACAAATCAAACTTGCCGATGGCAGTAACACGACCTTTGATAACGCTAATCCAAGTATAAAATTTCAACAAGCAGGCAAGACGGGGTTTGAAAATAATCCTGTATACTTTGATAATGTAAAAGGATTTGCAAGCAAGTCATCTTTTGATAACAAGATACAGTTCAAAAAAGCTGTACAGGATTTGTTTACCTCTTATATCCCTGAACTAAAGAAGAAGTATGGCAAAGCATTTAACCCTTCAAAGAATGATGCGTTAACTAAGAAGTATCTATCAGACATCATAACAGCTGAAGCGGTAAAAGCAATTGAAGAACATCCCGAAGCTATTGGTTGGTACGATGAGAAGACTCGCTCAGCTTTAGATGTCATCTCTGCAATCCATCCTGAGATAGCAACTGATAAAGAAGCGAGAGGTTCTTTCATCTTGCCATTGGCTGTAATGTCAAATGGCAACTTGGTTGATTTCAACTTTGACCTTGCTGAAAAACAATATGACTATTTCAAAAAGAACGGAAGGTTTAATCCTAACGGGGGCTTTGGATTACAGCAGTCGGGGATAAAGAAATCTATACTGCTCATAAACTCTTTGTTGGATAATGGACTAACAATGTCCGATATAAATACATTCCTTACATCAAAATACCGAGCAGGTGATTTGAAGGTAAAGATTGACGGCAAGGTAAAGAATCTTGCGTCAGGAGAGTTGGCCGATGAGATGGTTTACGGAGCGGTTATACTCGGACCAAAAATCGGAAATGGATTTTATATGAATCTGTGGGGGCAGTTTGACCAACTGACAATGGATAGATGGTTTATGCGCACGTGGGGTAGACTTACGGGTACTCTTTTAAAAACAGACAAGGCCGCAATTAATGAAGGTAAAAAGAGAGTGTCTAATGCGTTAGATGCTATCAAGTCTGACCCCGAAGCTCTTGCAATACTGAAGTCAGTGGTTCCAAAACTAAGTGGAGTATCCCCTGCTGACCTTGCCAAAACTATTGAGAAGGTAAGTATGGATACCAAAAAAAGAGAAGTGCTTGCCTCTAACCCTAATACCGATGAATTAAGAAAGGCAGGCAACTCTTTATCAAAAAATATATCAGGGGAGAAAGAAGCGCCTGCTAATGGTAACGAAAGAAAGTTTATCCGTGATGTGTTTACTGATGTTGCTCGCAGATTAAAAAAAGAGAACAACATAGACATCACAATGGCTGACTTACAGGCCGTGCTTTGGTATCCTGAGAAGATATTATACGAATCATTTAAGGGAGGTCAAACTTTTGAGGAAGCATCTGAAGGATACACCTCAGAGTCAGCACCTGATTATTTTAACGCGGCAAAAAAACTTGCCACAAAACTTGGAGTAAATGAAACAGCAATCAATCAAGCCTTATCAAGAGGAAGAGAACGTGCTCAACGAAGTGTCGGAGAAACAGATACCACAGTTGGGGAGTCAGTTAGCGGGACTAATAAAGAAGCGCTTAAAAGAGTCACCGAAACAATCGAAAAACCAAAGCAGGGAAAGCCAAGAGTAAAGAGTCAGGTCGCATCTGAAGGGACATCGCTGTTCAGAACGGAGGAGGATGCAAACATCGGATTCCAATACGATACCGACAAGGTAGCACGTGAGCGTTTCAACATCTACAGATTAAAAAAGATAGGCTCAGGCAGTGACCGCGTTGTCTTTGACTTGGGTGACGGCAAGGTTCTAAAGGTTGCCAAGACTGCGCGTGGCCTTGAGCAGAACATCTATGAAGGTGATGCATACAACAATGTAATCCCGAAAGTATTTGAGCGTGGCCTCAACTATGTCGTAACTGAAAAAGCAAACCCGCTACGTGCCAATGATATGGTTCCAACCTACAATGAAGATGGTGACCAAATCGGTGAGGCACGTGCAGCTGATATGATTAGCGACCTGCAAGGATTTAGTCAGAGAGATTTTGATAACCATCGCTCACAGTTGCAGGACGTACTTATGAAGTATGGACTACAAGACATCATAAACTATGATGTGCTATGGCCTGACTTTATAAGAATTGCGAATTGGGGATACAAAGATGGTATGCCATTGCACACTGACGGTGGTACATTCGGTGGTGTTGATATGCTTACCTCACGCTCAAGCAAGAGTCTTACTGACCCTGAGTTCAGAGAGATATACGAGAAGAGCAAGAAAGCCAAGAAAGAGTTTGGTGACACTGACATCTACGTCAAGTTTCAGAAGTCAGGCAACACAGGATTTGAGCAGGTGAAGAAGGTTGCTCAGCGTTATAACGTCAACAACCAAGGCTTTGCTCCCAAGCAGGTGAATGACTCAGCAATGAGAAAGGAACTTGAGCCGCTCGGCTACTCAACAAGACGAGCAAGAGTGGACGAGCAAGGTAGAGGCGGTGGCGTATTCATCGTTGATGGCAATGGCCGCTTCGTGAATCCGTTCAGAGTAAAACCTCAAATATCAGGTAAGACAGGTCTTGAGAATAAAATAACTTTTTATCGCAATGGTAAAAAGTTGACAGTAGACTTAAACCGTATAGAGGTAAAACAAAATGAAAGCAGAAGTGCACCTTGGAAACATTATGATATATTGTTTGAAGGAAAGACGCTTGGATATATACAATTAGATTCAAGAGGAGATGATTTAAAAATAGCCATATCAGGTTTGTTCCCGGGAGTTAAAAACAAAACTGAATTAGACTCTCTGATTGAACTTGTGTTAAAAGTTTTAGAGAAAATATTTCCTAATAAATTTAAAGGCAATGTCATTTTATCTCAAGACAAAAACCAAGGGAAGGGAATAGGCACAAGAGCATATGGCTTATTGGCTGAAGAACTACAGAACAAATATGGAAAAAAATTAATTTCAGATACCACTCGTTCAGATGCTGCTGAGGCTTTGTGGAGGTCTTTAGAGAGAAAAGGATTAGCAAAAGTAGTAGGAGATAGGGAAAATTCTAAAGCCACGTGGCAGTATCATTATGAATACGTAGTTCCAAAAGAAAGAATTGTAAAGTCTCAGCGTATAAACTTGGGGGCAGGCAGACTCGAAGAGAATGTCAACACCATCCCCGGATATGACCGTATGCTTGAGGAGGTGAACGCTATCATCGAGAGAACCAAGAGACGTGGCGCATCCAACGAGCGCATTATGAAAGGCGTGATGGACTACTTGCAAACCTCAGCGGTTTACGAGAGAGCCAATGACACGCAGCGCGAGCAGTTGGTTCGTAATGTACAGACTGAGTTCGGTAAGAGAATCAAGTCAGCACCATCAGTTGGTCGCTTGCTTGGAACTATCAAGGACATCAAGAACATTACACTCAGCGAGAAGGAACTGCTCAAGCAACAGATAAAGAGCTTGGCAAGAGGCGCACGCACAGCGGTTGCCGCTTGGAGAGCAGCCAACAGAGAACTCACGGCTGAGATTGCAGAACAGCGATTGTCAGGGAAGGTAAACACCAAGCAAGTGGCTTCTATCCTGAGAAGATTTGCCAACGTGAATATGTTCAACGAAGAGTCAATAGACAAGTTCGTTGACTATATGACCAAGGTATTTGAGGATGCCAACTACGCTGAAAAGATTGAACGCGCACGCAGACTCCTTTCAACTGCTAAGAAAAACATCCGCACTAAGATTGGTATCTCCGAGGCAGCGGCTCCTCTGCTTGAGCAGTTGTTTGCCATCAACCCAAACCTCATCCCTGATGCGGTGTTGGATAAGTACCTGTCACTCGTTGAGATGTTTGGCGAGAAAGCAACGGTGTTGAAACTTGATGAGGTAACAAACGTCATCGCTACCGCTGATGAGATACTGACCGCTGTGGATGAGGAGGTGTCATTGGCTGAGGAGTTGGCTATCCGATTTGAGAATTATGCCGACAAGGTATTTGATGATGATGGCAAGTTGGACTATGCAGCCACACTTGCTCAGATGCAGGAGGAGGATGTTATCACCGAGGATGATGCCAAGTTGATGCAGAAGTACAAGCGGCTCATCCTGCCTAAGGTTGAGAAGCCTGAGATGACTGAGGCTGAGATTGAGCAGGAAAAAAACGTTCTTATCTCAGTGATAAATTCATTGGATGTAAATGACGGAAGACTGCCATCAAGAGACGAGAGAAACTTAGCGAAAGAACTGAAGGCGCTGCTCAAGCCTGAGCTACTCAAGCAGTTGACCATACCTCAGCTGAAGAACGTAATCAAGTTGATTGACAACATCGACAACGGATACCTTCCTCACTATGCTCAGTTGACAGTAGAGAGACTTGACTCATTTAAGAACGCATCATCTTTAATGGAGTCAGTTAAGACATCTGTTCCTTTAATGTTTGAGAAAGCGTACTCTCGAATCAAAAGTGCAATCACTAAGAAGGGGGCTATTTCAGAAATGATTAGGCGCAATCCTCTTTACAATATGGACCAAATCTTTGGCGACTTTAAAACAAAGAACATATACAAGTCTTTGTTTGAAGGAATGGCAAAGGCTCAGGCTTTATTTGATTCTGAAATCAATAAGGTAAATAAGCTATTGGATAAGGCTCACGATGCGGTTGCGAAGTCATATGGAAACGAATCAAATGCTACGCTGTTTTCTTCGTTCAAGATGATGACCTATATGTTGCAGCTTGAGTACGAAAGCAATCCCGGAAATAAGGAAGTACATCCTGAGTCAAAAGTATTGAAGGCTACTATCAAACACATTGATAAAGGTAAATCAAAGTATGGAGACAAAGAAGCTGATATGCTTCAGAAAATACTTACAGAGTATTCTACTGATGGAGAGATTGATAATGAGAGATTGTATAACTCATTTAATCCCGCAGAAAAAGCCGCAATAAAAACCATTCAGGAAATCAATGAGTCTCTGCGTGACAAGGCGGTATATACTGCCGCTGTTATACGAGGAGACAGAATCAATCCGCTCAACAATTACGTTCACCACTATGTGATGCACGAGTTCAACCCTGATGAGAGGGCAACAGGAGTACAGACGGCTGACGCATACAACAGCTCAATGCGTCCATCCACTCGCGCTCAATCACTCATAGAGAGAACAAACAAAGTATCTCCTATGAACTTTGACGTGTTTGCTTCTGCTCAGCGTGGAGCTAAGTTCGTGTTGTTGGATTACACAATGACTCAACCAATACGCACAGGTCGCAAGACTCTCAGTCAGACCCGGATTGAGTTGGAAAAGGATGGTCGCATTCCAAAGTCAGAAAGAGAAGTGTTCAATTCTATTGAGTCAGCATTCGATGAAGTGGTAGCAAACGTGCTTACCAATAATATGATAACCGACTCGCGTGCTGAAGAGATTATAAACTTTATCTCCAAGACAGGATACCGAGCAATCCTTGCGAGCGTGCCAAGGTTTATATCTGAACTTACGTCCAATTTTGGAACTATAATCTTTGACCCTAAGTCATTTGCTGATGGTGTAAAGCTGTTCAAGAAAATGAATGGAGTGGACGCTGAGAACATTATGAAGAACTCAAAAAGTGTTCAGACAAATAGGTTGTATGGAGGTCAGGCTTTGTCAGGTAAGTTTATAGACACATCTGTACTTGGTCAAACAACAGGTATAAAATCAGCAACAGCAAAAGGAGATGTCGCTAATGTTGTAAACAAAATATATAACAACTCACTCAAGAAGTACAAAAACTTTGTCGAGTTGACTGCCGACACGCTGATATCTACTCCCGATAAATTAGTGATGCGTCCATTTTGGATGGGTGTATACGCCAATGCTTTCAAAAAGGAAACAGGTCAAGACATTGACTTGGATAAAGTAGCCGCCAATGATGAGGCGTATATGAACGAGCACAAGGATGCAATTACTAAAGCTACTGATGAAGCTGATAGAATGTCCGTAAGAGTTGGTGCTACCGACAATCCATTTATGGGTATGCTCAAAGGTACGGTCAAGCCAAATCAAAGCGGGTTCACAAGGGCGTTCAATAACTTCAACAACTTTATGACTCGCTTTGCCATCTATGAATATACCACCGCACGCGAGGGTATATACGCAGCGATGGGAAATGGTATGATTACAAAGAGGCAAGGTTATGCACTGCTTGCAGGTGTTGCAACAAGGATGACAGTATATACATTACTATCTCAGATGTTGGGTAATGCTATGCTCAGTCTGTTTGCTGATGATGACAAGGATGATGAGAAGACATTTATGCAAAAGTTTGGGCAGTCTCTCGCCTCAACAGGAACGGGTCTTATTCTTGGTAGAAACTTTGGCAATGCGACAAAGAGCTTGATTAACTATGGTGTTGAGGAAATGAATAAAGAGTTCCTGACCGCACTGCGTGAGGGAGACTACGACCCATACAAAGATGCCATCTCATACTCTATCATTCCGAAAGAACGCAAGGGACACAAGACAAACCTCACTGACTTTATCACTCAGATGGGTGGCTCGTTTGGCCCCTCACTCAAAACCGCTGACCTCATTGCACGTAAGATGTTTGAGGCCCCAAAGAAAAAAGAGGACGCTATTGAGAGAGGCAAGCAAGAGACTCAGATAAGAATACCACTTGAGGTGTTGGGTCATTTGGGATACATTCCACTCTACAAGGATGTACGCAAAGTTGTGATGGACCAAATGTATAAAGACCTTGAGAACGCAGACAAGAAGGCTGCGGACAAGAAGCAGGCTGAGAAGGAAATGCTACACGGCTACGAGAACAAGACCGATATGAAGCGTTACAACCCTGAGCTTTATGAACAGGTCTTTGGTGAAAAGTCTCCCGGATATGATGCTGAGCAGGCCAAGAAGAAGATTGAGAAAGAGAAGGAGGACTTGGAGCGCAGACGTAAGGATGAGTTCTATAACTACACTCCAAAGAAAACACAAGAGAAGTCAGGTGGTTTTGGTAGCAAGAAGCTTGGAGGCGAGACTAAGAAACAATCAGGAGGATTCGGAAGCAAAAAGTTTGGTGAGTAATCAGACAAAGCGGATGTACTTGAGCTTGCTCTGCTTCTCATAGATGAGTTGCATCTCATCCTTGTCAACCATTGCAAGGCCAACAAGTTTATCCGCTGTGCCGTAGATGATGCCATCATCGCAGTGCCATATAACAACAGGCGTGATTCGCTTGTCTATTAGCTTGATGATTTTCTTTGCGGGTATTGGTAGCGGGTACGCATCCCTTAGTGTGCGTGGTCTACTGCTTACCTCGGCATATGCTATGAGTTTGCCGTCTTTGTCAAAGACCTTGTAGTCCACATCGGACGTGTCAAGTTTTTTATATGAGCCACCGAAAGTATTTACGAAAACCTCTATGGATTTCTTTTGCTTTCGGAGTTCTTCTTCTGTTTCAAAAGTCGTCATCGGGTATTGATTTTAGTATCAGTTTCATTTCCATTATGAGGAACTTGATATCTGTTTCCACAGTCTTGAAGTTCCTGTCCACCAAGTTGTCGTATACGTTGTTCATCACTGAGTGATACTCCATCATACGGAACGCTATCCGCTCCGCTCTTTTGTTTTCTTCGTCAAACGCCATTTCATATAGTTTTTATTGGGCGAATCCGTTAAACATCTCGCGTATTTTTTTTTCAATAAGTTCTTCTTTTCCATAGTGAGTTCTTTCTTCGATTAGATTTATAATTTTATTTAGTCTTCTTAGTCTCTTCACCTTCTCATCAAGTTCATAGCTGAGCATCTCGTTGTCTGCGGTCAACTTGTCTACCTGATTGGTCAATGTCTTAACCCTTTCCGATAGCATCTCTTCACTTGTTGGATTCATAGATGGGTCTATCTCTCCAAAGAAAAGAGACTTGCACTCGATGTATTTCTTTTCCAAGAACTTGTCTTGCATAAAGATATGCATTGCGCATCGAATGTAATAGATGATTGTCGCGTGGTCTTTATTGAGAGACCTTGCTATTGATTCGTGCGTGTATCCACGCTCTCGTAGAATCTTTGCGTACACAAGTCGTGCATTGACGTAATCTCTTTTGCGCGTATGCTTGTTGATGTCAACTCCAAACTTTTTACTTACGATGCTCTTGAGTTGTAGCATCTCGGGTTCTATCTGTTTCATTCTTCTTCTCCTTTATAGACTTCCGTTCTTAGTCCGTGTGCTGTTAGTTCTTTTAGCCTGAACTCCTGTAGCTTTGATAGCTTTCCGTTTGGTCTCTTCACCTCAACGAACAACACGTCCGCGTTCTTGGGTATAGCTATCAGGTCAGGGATTCCATTCTTGTTGGTGTTAATCAACTTGATGACGTAGTATCCTTCCGACTCAAGTTGTTTTATCTTCTTGCTCTGTATCTGTTGCTCTATCATTTTTGTATTTGTTTACTTGGTATAGTAAGTTTGAGAGTGCGGGTATCGCCACTGAGGCGATGAGTAATATTATCCACCACATTAGATTGTATTGTTTGAGGTTATTTCTATTTGCTTTGACAGCTCTTCAATCGATTCACGTATATGGTATGATTCATAGATGAGTTGATGCAGGTTGTCTAAGTCACTCTTGCGTATGGCAAATCTCTTTGCTAAGAAGTATTCAAACGGAGCGCACGACTCATCCAAGTTTATCTCAACGAGTTGAACTGCGAGTTGTCGTTGCGGCTTGACGAACTGAGCGAACATAATCGTGTACTCCTTTCCTTTCTCCACCCACTTATGTGGTGGTATCTTAGATGGTCTGTCCTTGTCATTGACGCATATGCATTTAATCATAGTTCACCTCCTTTGTATCTACTGATTTTAATAACTTGCTTGTTTCTATCGTGATATTCTTTGCTTATCAACCACCAATCTGCACCTAAATAGCTGTGATGCCAATAGCTTACGGGGTCGTATTTACCAACTCTTTGTTCAAGCGTACACTTAAAGCATCGTTCTTTGTGGAACAATCTATAGTACCATCTGCGTATTGTCTTCATCGCTCCCCTCCTTCAATAGTTGTCATGCTATGACAGTTAGGGCATTCAAGTTCTGTTGTTTCAATAGGTCTAACAGCTACCCATCCGTGGGTGCATATGTTGCACTCAACAAATGATGTTGTCCACGCTTCACTCATTGCTTAGTTTATTATTGATATTAAAAGTCCAATCACCCCTCCGAGTAATGTAGCCATTATATCTGAGTAGCTGAACTTACCCGTCTTCTTTTTGTCGTAGAACTCTTTAGCAAGGGCTATAACATACACTGCAATCAACGAGAATATCGGAGTTATTATCAGTGAATGAAGGCCATAGATTATCACGCCATAGATGACGTGGTTGGCCTTGTCTTTTTCAAACATCGGTAGTTTCATTTGCAATTGTTTTTTTAAAATGTGTAACTGTATAATCTTTCTTTTTAGTAACCGCCTTGTAAATGTCGTGCTCAATGCCGCCCTTGGTGAACACCCAAAAGACATTGTTCTCAGGTCTGTCCTTCGTGGTCATTCTATCCTTGCTCTGCCAATAACTTGTTGCGCTGAAGTCAATGTTGTAATACACCAAATACTTTGCTTGCTTCAACGAGATGCCCTCACGCCCCGACACAATCTGAAGCGCGATGCTTTTATCTGTGTCTTCAAAGACACTCAGCTCCGTAGTCAAGTCATCACCGAATACTTGCTTGAGCGCATTGAGTTCTTCCTTGAACTTGTAGAAGATTCCAATCTTATTACCCTTGAACTTTTTCTTAATGAACTCAGCCTTGCTCGTATCAATCACCATTGAGTTGCCACTCTCAAACTTGACCGTGCCTGAATATATCTGATGCAGTTTCATCATCAGCTTTACAGGAGTGTCAGCCAATATCACCTCGTCCCTACCCTCAACGACCAACTGCTTTTTAAGTCTGTTAGCCAATGAGTATGTTGACTGCCTCATCTCAACCTCAAGTATCTCCTCAGTTGTTGTGGTAATAAACCCTGCCTCAGCTTGCGTGTAGTTGATGGTGTATGGCTTCATTGCCTCAATGATTGACTCGCTACCTTTTGAGTAATCCTTTATCACCAATCCATTGATGCGCTTCTCACGAACCTTTACATACTTGTCGCAGAACCTGTAGAAGTTTGTAAACTCAGCGAACGGATTCCCCGGTATGCCATACACCTGATGATACATCTGAGAGTATGACTCAGGAGTCGGTGTGCCCGATAGAAGTATCACCATTGACTTGTTCTTTTTAATCAGGTCTTTCACCATCAGCGCACGTTGGCTTGGCTTTGGGAATGCACCCATACTATGAGCCTCGTCACAGATAATCAAGTCCCATTTAATCAACTTGTCAATTGTGTGCAGGCTCTCATAGTTGATGACGTGCAAGTTGTACCTTGGACTAAGAGACGCATAGTCATCCTGTATGGAGGCTATGGCTTTCTTCTTTGTTATAAACAGCACGTTGTTAGCATTCATCTTCTGAGCTATGCCAAGGCTTGTTAGTGTCTTGCCCGTGCGCACCTCCATTGCAAGATAAAGAAACCTATGCTTGGATAGGATAACATTCCCCTTTAAGATTATCTCTTTCTGATAAGACCTGAAGTTAAACGCACTGCCCGATGCTAAGTCCTGCTCGTGTAGATTCTTGTAGTACTCACAGCTCCTGATAATTCGCTCTATGATTGCTTTGTCCGTCTTGTATTTAGGAAGCTCAACAATCTTTACCTGCTTGCCTCTGCCTTCCTTCACCTGCTTAGTTGCTAACACCACCTTCTTCATAAGTTCACACTCTTTCCACATATACAGGTTGCTTGTTCCTGATACGCGCTCAATGATATCCTCTTTCATTTGATTAATCTTTTATTGCATTTAGAACATTTCATTTTTTTAGTGTACTCCAATATCTCAGGGTACTCACAGTCACACGTCTCAATCTTGGATGAGCCATCGGAGTTAAAGTTCTCGGCCATATATTCGGTGAGTGCAAGGCAGTGCTCATACATCTCCTGCTGTTGGAAGTAGTACAGGATGAAGTTGAGTACCTCAATACTTATCTCCTCATCGGGGATGTGAGAGAACAGCGGTACTCCCGAATCCATTATCTCATCAATCGTGAACGTGTCTGTGATTACGTTGTAGCTATTCAACATTGCTATGTGAATTTTCTGTTGCTCTGTCATAGGTCTGCGTTTAATTGGTTCTGATACTCTGCGTCTTGTTTCTTTCGAATGATAATCCACCTGCCTGTTTGGTCTCGTCCCTCCTCGGGCATCGTGCCTTCCTTGAAGATGGCGTAAGATACTAACCACTTGTAGAAGCGAGTCCTGCTGATGGTCATCTTTGCCTTCGGCCCGTAGTCAGGATACTCATCAATGAAGTTGTAGTACAGGTCGTTTTTGTACAGCCTGATGCCTGAGTCAAGGGATACGTTGCGCTGTTGTGTATCGACAAGGCCGCACCATTCAATGAACTCGTGGCAGGTCTCGGCTGATAGCTGACGAATCTTGAGGTTGACAAACTTAGACTTGATTAATCCTGTGCGTAGGTATGACTTGAGACATCCTATCATATAGTTGTCGAACTCACACCAATCGTCATCGTTCCAATCACCAAACATTAACTTGCCAAACTCATCGAGTGGGGTGAAGTCTTTCCTGTAATACTGATGCAGTTCAAGTTCCCACTTGCGTCTTGCAAATGAGTTGCCTGCCCCCTTGATTGCGTAGTTCGTAGTGATGGCAATCTTGGGTGACTTGCTGAACGGAATCTTGATAGCATCCTTGTTCTTCTTCTCAAGAGTCAACCCTTCCGTGACTACGCTGAAGAGACGCTCGAAGTCAAAGTGTTTCTTCACGTCATCAAAGCATAGTATCTGCGTGTCAGCAGACACAAGTTGGTATGCGAACGACCGCTCAAAGGTGAATGACTTACCATCTATCACCACAAGTTTCTTCAGGTTGCTCAGCGCACTCATCAGGAGACCCTTCCCTGTTCCTCCCTCAGGGTTGTCGCTAATCACCTCATCGTTGAGGATGATGGCAGGGCAGTACGATAGGTTCTTGTACCCGTGCATCAGGAATCCGATGGTGCTCTCCATTGACCTGACCCTGCTCTCGTCACCACCATTGATGTTGCTAACGAACTGCCTGAAGTCACACCTGCCCGTCACGTCACAGATGTTGAACACCCTGTCAATGACGTGGTCTTTCCACACGTAACCACCAAGGTCGAGGTAGTCGATGGGTGTCACCTCATCCTTTGTAATCTTCACCGCGCAGTTGCGGTAGTAAAGGTATGAGCAGTCTTTGTTGTCGGCAATGAAGTAGATGTCAATCGTTGAGAGCATCGAGAGGAACTCCTCCTTGAAGAACCTTGTGTTGTCAGCGAAGTAGTTGTAGACGGAGATGTCATCCAACTCAAGCAGGTGCGCAAGCACGAAGTCCTTTATCTCTTTCTCTGATGTGTGGTCGATGAGGTTGTTGGTTACCTTCACGAACACGTAGTTCTTCCCACCCTCAGGGCAGTACTTGTAGAACCCATTGTCCTCAAGGAACTGCTTGAACAGAATGTGTATTATCTTGATGACTCCCTTGTCGTTCTTAGTCCAAAAGGTTTGCTTGGCGTTCTCCTCCTCAACCTTGTTCAGGACTGATTCAATTACCTCGCTATCCAAGTTAGAGTCTTGGAGTTGGTAGCGTATCTCTTTTTTTGATACGCCTCTCCTCAACTTGGCTTTGATTTGGTTTACCCTCTCCTCGTCCTCGTAGTACTTAGTTCCGAAGTTGGCAGTGTTCTTATACGCTGAGTCGATAGTTGTTGCAATCTCGCGTGCCGTGAAGTCCTCAGTGGAATACTGATTCAACACGTACCCTGCAAGACCTTTGTTGATTCCAAAGTCATTGAACGCCATCGCAAGGACGTATGCGTTCTGATTTCTCTGCCCCTCATACATCGGGTATTTCTTTGTCCACCACTTGATGAGTATGTCCACAATCTTATTCTCGTCAGTGATTGGGATGGTGGGTTGGTCTTTGACCTTGTTCACCTCATTGTACTCAGCCTCCTCAATCGTATCCCATACCGATGAGTTCTCGTTGATGTGGATGAGTGGGTCGTATGACTCGTAGCATACACGGCTGAGGTTCTTACTTGTCTTGTCGAAGTACGGGGAGTTGAAATATTTCTCAAGCGAGTTGAAGTAGTTGGTGTGGTTGTCGGGGTCAGTCGGTATCTTGACGAGTGCCTTGAGACCATTGCCCGAAGGGGAGATGAATACGCTGAACACATACTTGTTCTTGCTGAGGTTCTCCTTGTCTTGTAGTAATTCCTTTTGCTTGGTGTATCCATCGAAGTCCAAACAGATAAGACCTGAGTGCTCGATGATGGCGGTGTCCGACCGCTTGTTGAACTTGCCGCTGAAGCAGATGGCAGGCAGTTGCTTCTTCATCTCGTTGCGCTCGGGCTTGCGCTTCTCCGCCCGTATCCTCTTGACCAAGTCCTTGCTTGCTCCCTCCTTGATACGCTCAAGTATCTTGTGTACCTCCCTGAAGAACGGGGTGTCCGTGTCGCGGATGTTCTGAAAGATGGTTATTGTGTTATTCATATGCCGATTTTGTGATAGATTTTTTTTAGCTAAGTGATTGGCTCATAGTGTCTATGTCTTTTATGTCAATTTTTAAATTAAAATAATAATAATAAAAAAAAGAGAGAGAGAGAAGTATATATAGAGATAGTAGGGGGTCTCCATATGGCATAATTGACACAGCTCGGAGCCAAAAAAAGGGGGATATTCTCCCCCTGTCTTGGGTTAACTTGTTGATTAGAAAGGTAACTCTTCCTCTTCCTCCTTCGCAGGCTCAGCCTTAGGCTTTGCCTTGGGTGCTGACTCCTGTTTGGGTTCAGGCTTCGCACCGCCCTTAGGTTCGTAAGTGTCCAACTCAAGGTAGTAGTTTCCACTACGCGCTTGTTTGACATTGAGGTTTGTCCACCCTCCCTTCTCGTGCTTTCTGAGAAAGGCGATAGCCTCATCCACTTTCATTGATAGTCTACCGACAACAAAGTCGGGTGCATTCTCATTACGCTTGAATGAGAATCCGTCAGCAAAGATTTTTTCTTCTGCCATTTGAATTGATTTTTGTTTGCCCCAATCTATTTATTAACTGAGCAGTGAATCCTTGGGGCTGAACTCACTACTCAGTGGATGTCTTTGAAGACACTTTGCGGTGGGGTGAGGACTCGAACCTCTCAAGGCAACCCTGTTACGCGCACCCCACCTTGAACCTATGCCTGCTCACACCGGATGCTCGAGGTTACGCTGAGTATTGCAGGCATAGGGCGACTGATAGCTACTCAGTCAAGCGTTTCGTCAATGTAATAGTTGACGATGTCATCAGTTGGATTCTCGCTGAAGTATTTCTCATAGACCTGTATGGCCTTAGTCACCTTCAACTCACCGCCCTTGATGAAGTTCTCCGTTGGTCTGAAGATTCCAAGCTGACCCGTCTCCTTGTCAACCACGTAAAACACGAGCGGCTTACCGAACAAGCTCTGATAAATGTAGCACTGAGAGTCGTAGTTGTACGCCTTGGCTGACCACTTGAACTTGTTGATGTCTGAGGTGGTCTTCAGGTCGATGATGATTTCATCGGTGACAATGTCGGCTTTCCCCTTCCACATCATCCCCTGTATCTCACCTACCATTGGAACCTCGTACTCATTACCCTCCTTGTATATCTCATCGTAGAAGCTGATGTTCCCCTTCATCAGGGACACGAGCCGCTTCACCTCATCCATCTCTTTCTTGAGCATACAGAACGGGAGGTTGATGCTCTCGCAGTACGCCTTGTACTCCTTGGTGTTGCGTGTACTCACGTCAACGAACGGAGTATCGACTGCCTTCTCAGGCTCAATCATTAGCTGATGGAAGTACCTGCCCTCCATAAAGGACTTGTTGTCCTCGCGTGGTTTACCAAAGTCCTGAGGGTTGGTAAGCAGTGTGCCGATGTCTGAGTTGGACAGGTAGTTCTTACCCACCCCGTTGTAATACTCAAGGTCATCCTTGAGTATCTCGATGATGTCTTGTGCTGTGCTCATTGAATTAAGAGTTGATTAAGTTAGTGATTTCTTTCTTTACCTCAGCCGACAACTTGTACTTTCTTCCAAGCTGTTGACCAATCTTGTTAACACCCATCTGTTTATTAGCGATGATGTACTGAGATACCTTCGCCCAATTCTCAGAGTCGAGCTTGAGGTCAACGAGCTTGGGTGCTGATGCAGGTGCGGCAGTCTTGGCTGACTCGGTCACCATCTCAGGCATATCCTCACCCGTCCACAGAGACAGACCAAGCCCGTGCATTGCGATAGCCTTGGCTGTTGAACGCTGAATGGTTTTGTTCACGTCCATTGCGCTAATCTTCTCGAGTGGGATTGCGTTGTTGCGGTAGTCCATCACGGGCAGGTAGTCGATGTGCTCGAGTCCGTTCACGATGATGCCCACCTTCACGTATGCCGTCTTGCCATCGGTGAAGTAGTTGAACCCTGTGTGGTCGTGCTCATAGACCTTGCGCTGTGCGTCAGGGTAGATGGCCTTGAGCATAGACCAAGCGTTAGCCCACGACAGGTAGTCAAGGTTTCCCTTACGCTCTATCTTCTCCTTGACATTGATTGCTGATAGCGTGTTGAATACTGATTGATTCTGTGACATATGATTAATTTTTAAAGTGATACTGATTTGTTTAGTTCCTTGACGATGGCTCTGTAGTCTGCGTCCTTGGTTACCTTGTTCTCTACTGAGTTAATCCCGTGGATGACGGACGAGTGCTGAACCTTGTATCCACTCTCCTCCATATACTTTTGGATGTAACTGATTTGCATATGACGACTCGAGCATAGGAAGTAGAGCAGGTGTCGTGCGTCAGTTAATTCCCTGCGCTTTGAACGAGAGAACAAATCCTCCCTGCTTATCCGTGCCTTCTCTGAAACTCTGTCAACGAACTGATTGAATACCTCTTGCTTCATAATGATTAGATTTAGGGTACAAATATAGGTTAATATGTCTATAAATTGTACAATTATTTTAACGTGTTAATAACTTTTTCTACGAACAGATACCATAGCGCAGACTCAGTGCTGTCAAGGGTTCTGTGTCTCACATCGCGCTTGCCGCGCTTGAAGTAGAACTCATTAGTCTTGAGTGCTTGTATGACGTAGCCGTAGTTGTACACAATAACGTCTGTGCAGTCGGGATGTACCTTTGCCTTAGGGTGTGCAGACAGGTAGACTCCAACGGGAGTGAACCTGCCTGTCTTTACGAATGCTTCGTAGTCTGTCATCTTCTTCTTCTTTTATGGGTAAATATTACTGAGGTTAGTAGTGCGCCCAACACCACGATGAGGGTCAACCAAAATGTATCCATAATGATTACCTTCAGCAGGCTTGATGCGTCATCGGTCTCCATTATCAGAGAGGCCATAGCCTTGACTGAGTAGAGAACTATGATGAGGTAAATGATTCCGAGGAACACAGCCTCGTAGGGTTTAAGTTTATCGTTCATAGGATTGATTTTTTTTCCACCTTGTATATCTCATATCCACCCGCGATGCGAAGTCTCTCAATCGCCTGCTCCTCAGTGATGTCAACCTTGCTATCGAGTATCTCGTACTTAGCTCTGAGCGGTGCGGTCTCAAACTTTAGCTTGTCATACTTAGTTGTGGTCGGCATAAACTTTTTGATGTACTCCCTGTGAGCCTTGACAAATACGCTGATGTCGCTGTCGCTTAGAGGGTGAGGGCATATCCAATTGTACTTACCCTTCTTGGATGATATCGCCCAACCCATATCGACAAGGGTCTTGATTACCCGTGCGTCTATGCTGTACTCCTTGCGCAGTACTTGGTGGTCAAAGGTTTTTAGCTCTGCGCATTTCTTGACGTACGCAGTCCATCTTTTTTCTGCTGACTTACTTGTTCTGTCCATTGTGAATTAGATTTAATTAGATTTCCGTTTCATCCTTTCGGAATCATCAGTTGGGGCACACACCCCAATACGGGGGAGTGTCTTTGAAGACACCCCCTTGTCTTAGCCGAAGTTAATCACCTCGCTACCCGTGAACCACCCATTGCAGGCGTGGCAGTGGTAGTGGCTGAACCCATCGAACTCAAGGTCATTGTAGCAGTTGATACAGATTGGTATGTGCTCCTTGTTTGCAGGCGGTGCAATGTCAAACATCTCTGTCGGCTCGTCATCCTCCCACATTGCGACCTGCTTTTCCCACACAGGGGCAGGCTTGACCTTGTACTTTACAGGCACATAGCTCTTGTGAAACTTAGCCCCGTCCTTCACGTCAGTGCCGTTGAAGTATATCCAACAGGTGAGCACGCGCTTCTTCATCTGTATCTGTACCTGCTTGCGTACGTACCAACGTGGGTGACCCTCGAGTCTGTCAAGCTCAGCAAGTGTATCGCCACTGACCTTGAACACGTCAACGTCTACGTTGTACCCGATGCCCTTCTTCTCGATGAGGTAGGGCAGGCCGTCAACAATCAGTGGGTATCTGTCTTTGGTCTCGCCACTGCCAAGGTATCCTGATGAGCGCAGGTAGTTGAAGTAGTTTGAGTTGCCCTTCTTGAGTGTGCCGTACACAGCAACCAAGTGTTCCTCAAGTACGTTGTCCTTGGAATACCATATGCCATCGCGCTGTGTCCACAGCTCCTTGTTGTAAATCTGATAGGTGCGGTTGCGTGTGTTGATGGTGACGAACCTGCACGGGTAGGACTCAAGCTCCTTCTTCCACGTGTGACGGGGTATCTCGCCAAGCGACATTGCAAGCGCACGGGTGTCTGATATCTCAGCAGTGCCAAGCCCGTGGATAGTGCCGTTCATCATAAGCCACTCGTGCTTGTTGCTACCGCACTGAAACGGGTGCGTGTTCTCCTTGTTGATTGCACCAATGGTAGCGTAGCGGAAGTGGGCAATGAACGGACGCTTAGTGTCGAGAGTCCTGTAGTCCTTGGACTCGTGATAGGTAACCTCAAAGGTGTCGAGCCATATGACTCCAAGCCCGTGAGGATTGATTCGTGCTGATGATTTGGCGACACTTACAGGCAGTCGCATACCCTTTTGTTTGATGATGATTACACACATAGATGATTAGATTTGTGGGCAGTGTACTAAACACAGAACCCTGTTGAACATAATTTGCACAAAGGTACGACATTCAATAGACAATGTCAAGTTAAATTTTCAAGACGGGCTACGGGCTATTGACAATAGGTTGAGTCTGTCTTGCAGTTCCTGCTTCAGTTTGAGCACTCTCGGCATCGTCTGTTCATAGTCAGCGACACCATCTTCGAACTGCTTTGACGCTTCCTTCATATCGTCAATGATATCCTGCATCGTCCTCATCCTGCTCAGTGCGTGGCGGTGGATACCCATATACCCTCCCGTTTTTCTTTCCTCCCTTGCAGGAAGTCATAGATGTATACCTCGATTGACTCAGTCTGACTGCCGTAGTCACGTTCAAAGACCTTGGTCTTTACCGACAGGATTCCATCCGACTCAACCGCGTAGACACTGAACATTTCGCAGGTGTTGTTAGAGTTGATGTCCTTGTACTCTTTTACTTTGAAGATAAGCTGTGAAGTTGCCATAGTTTTATGTTAGTTATAGTTTGGAAATTGTTCCCCGTCCTCATCCAAGTACATATCCCAAGCGGTTGGCTCATCGAAGAACAAGCGCAGGTTGTGTATCTGCTCGTCAACCTTATCGTCCTCGTAGAAGTAGGTGGTCTCTAACCAATCGAAGAACTCGTTCCTCTCTCCTCTCTCCATTGATTGATAAAGGTGGCGTGCTTGCGTTCGTTGTCCGTTGCCAATGGTCTCAAGGATGTACTCGTAGTATTCATCCGCTGAGTTGAAGTCGTAGTCTTTTATGAGTTTACTTAGTGCCATAGTTATCCAAATATAGTTTCTTTAAAAAATACCTGTTGCAATATCACGTCAGCGGTGACAGCGTCATCATTCTCATTGATGGCATCCATCAGGTGACGTATCGGTGTGTCCTGTACGCGCTCGTGTACGTCACTCATCACAATTACTGAGGTGTACTCACCCTCGCACCCAATGTCAACGAGGGTCAGGGCTTTGCCGTCTCTGAGAATTTGCATCAGCACGTCCTCATAACAGGGCGACTCAAGTTTGCTCTGTGCCTGTTTGTATTCGTCCTCGTCAAAGGTTAGCTCGAGTTCATATCCACTCTCAATGTATCCAAGTCCGTTACACAAAGAGTTGTAGAAAAAGTCCTCTGATTCCTGTGGTGTTAGTGTCATCTTCATTGTTCGTTGGTTTTATATTTATATTTTCCTTCAGCTCTGTAGTCAATCTCGTTGTTCACGTCCTCGATTGTCACGTCTATTGCTTTGTCAAGTAGTTCATATGCCTCGTCATCGGTGCACTCGTACTTATTAGTGACATCGCACGTGTGCCATAGAGCCTCAGCGTGATAGCCCTTAGCTTTGAGTTGCTCCTTGATATTCTCAAGCGTGTACAGGTGACCAACGTCAATGCCGATTGGCGTGCCGCCATCGAGCGCGTCTTGCAACTGCTCGTGCGTTTCAATAAGGGTCTCGCTCTCGTCATCGTGCAGGGCGTAGATTGATAGTGAGCCTGAGCTGAACAGCTCCTTTGCCGCGTAGGTTACGATGCACCATACGTAGCCATCGCTTGTTACTTTAATTGGGTGTGACATAAAATTAAATGTGTTAGAGTTTCCGTTTCATCCTTTTGGAATCATCAGTCGAGACACTCATCTCGATACGGGGCAGTGTCTTTGAAGACACCACCCCTAACACACACACTAACATCCTTGCTTCAGCTCGAAGAAGAGCTTAGCTTCCATCCCTTCAAACACTACGTTGTACCGCAGTAGTGAGCCGTCCTCAAACTCAATCAGCTCAACCTTGCGCCCACTGCGTGCCTCAATCAATATACGTGCGGCATTCAGCAGGGCTGACTTGTCAAGCTCCTGCTTCCTGCCCTTGTTGTAGCCGTCAAACAACAGCTCCCTGTCAACCTGCCTGAACCCATCAGCCATAGGGCACAGCCAATGTAGTGCATCGTGCACAATCTTTTCCGTGATAACTTTCTCACCCTCCCAATCTTTGTAGTGGCTGTCGCCCTCGGCAAGTTCGTGCCACATATACTTGTCGAACAGGTTCGGCCTGCTATGATAGTACACGCTCGTGACGTGGCCGCCATCCTCGTTTATGTACAGGCCGACTACGCCCCCGTCTTCAAGGTAGACATTCACCTCGTCCTCGTTTGCTCCGCTCACTGCGTACCGCATAACGTGGGTTTCTTCTTTAATGTACATCTCAACCTCGCTGTGTGGGTCACGGGCTGTGTGCTTGACAAACAGAGACTGAGCCTCTGCCTTTGTAAGTCCTGTTGTGTGGGGTACTCCATCTATGATGAGTGCCCACGTTGGTGTTGTGTTGGTCATTGTGTAATGTTAAATGTTTGAACTAATTTTGCGCAAAGATACGACAAGTAATGAACGATGTCAAATAAAGTTATCAACACCTGTTAGTCAGTAGGATACGTGCCGTACACTTTTTTGTAGCACTCTTCACAATCTGTGTCCGTGCCTTCGGTGCGCTTCACGCATTCCTTCAGTAGCATTTGCTTGTCAATCTCTGATGCCGCCCATATTCCAAGGGCGAACACCGCTGTGGCAATTACTCTTTTCATTTGCGTGTTGTGTTTATTTGCGTTTTTTTTCTACGATTACCCACCAATGGTGGTTCAGAATTATGAGTGAGATTTGCACATAGTCGGTAGAATTGATAACTGAAATGTGCGGGGTGTGGTACGTTCTATACCACGTTGTGTGATTGATTTTCATTTGCGTGTTGTGTTTAGTAGTTGTCGTTGTATTGAATTATTGAATTGAGGTCTTCATCATCCATCCATCGTTCGATAAGGACGAGCATACCTTCTGAGCCTAGCTGTTGAAGCAGGGCATTGTATTGCTTGGTTAATTCGGGGTCATGGCTAACCTTGCCGCTGATTCCCATATACTCTTGTCTCATTGTTGTGGGGTTTTAATTACTTGATAGTTCTCGATTAGAAAGTCATTGTACTCAAACTTGCCCGTCTTGATGAACTCAAGTATCTCAGGCTCGTAGGCGTACTGAATAGTGCACTCATCGAAGAACAGGGTGTACATTGCCATACCTGTGTCCTCATCCTGTCCCTCGTACACGATTGTGCCCTCGTCCTGTAGCTCAAGGAACAGGGCGCGTGCCGCGTTGTTGTTGATGGTTTCAACGCTCACGAAACCTTCGGGGCGCTTGGTTTGCGCTGATTGCGCTCTTGATTGCAGTGCGATAAACATTACCGCTGAAAGAAATAGTGCTTTCATTTGATTAGATTTAATTTGATTTCCGTTTCGACCTTTTGGTCTCATCAGGTAGGACACTCATCCTACTACGGGAGTGTCTTTAAAGACACTCACGCCCTGCTCACAGCAGGTTACGCTTTGCGTGCGCTATCTTGCACGCAAGCACCCAATACCTGCCCGCGTGCACGTTGTTGTCTGAGTGAAAGTGGACGCTCTCTTGCCTGTTGGTGCACGTCCTGTAGTCAGTCACGTATTCATCACCTGTGAACCACGTGTGCACAGATGGCTCACCCGACTCAGACGGGTGCACGTGGTCACGTAGCAGGTACACAAGCTCTCTGAATGACAGCACCTCGCAGTCAGTGATGAAGCCGATGGCTGAGAAGCTACCCTGCTCAGCACTCTCAGGGGTGGTCTCCGCATACGTGCGTGAAACCAAAATGTAGTTTTGCATTGCGCTCATTTTGATAGGTGTTTTTTCCACCACTCGTTACGTGGTGGGGTGTTGTTTAAAAGTAAATTCGGTAGGAAGATATAGCCACAGCCGTACCTGCAATAGACCTGCGGAAGCTCATCGCTGTCATCGTCAAGGTTCTCAATTGTCAAGCCGCCTAAGTGGACTTCCTTGCAAGACGGGCACATATAAAAGCCGCGTCCGACTAAGTGTTGGCTGTAGATTTCTTTTTTCTTTTGTGCGCTCATAGCGATTAGTGTTTAGGGTTTGACTCGTATGCGACAGCCACCATTGACAGCAGTGCAAATACACTGCACAGGTAGCCGATTACCACCGACACAGCAATGCCGTATAGGTGTCCAATTGAAATGAGGGTTGTTGATAGCACCACCATAAGGGCGCATAGAAGAACGATTTGTTTTGACGTGTGTGACATATGTTATGAGTATTAAATGAACTAATTTTTGACAAAGGTACGACATTGAATGAACAATGTCAAGTAAAAGTTATGAACACCCCGTTGTTGTTAGCTTCGGGGTGCTCATTGCACAGGGCTGTGCACTACCACTGCACAGGTGTGGGCGGTGGCGTTGCGTGGTACATTGACCCGTTCGCCTGTGGGTTTATGCTCATATCATTCTGAGCACCCGACAACCACAGCGCGTAGTCAAGTAAAAGCACTGCAAGTGCTGTGTCGTTAGCTGCTATTTTGCGACAACTCCGCAACTTTAGCTTTTACCGTTGACTTTATCACTTGAACCCATTCGGCACGGACACGAAAGGCAATAGTTTTGGTTTGGTAAGGAGCAGGTTTTCGACCTGCCCCTTTTCGTTTGCCGCCTTGCTTAACTATATCTTTCAATTGCTTCATCTTTAGTTAGGTTGTATAAAAACCAAGTTTTGCCATTGCCGTCCAACTTGTAACCAACACTAACTTTCCCATCAGGCTTTTCCCATACTGTCCAAAAAACGCGCTGCATAAAATTAGGGTTAGTAGGGTGCTTAGTGCTTTCCCACTTTGTAACCTTTTCACCAAAATTGTTTGTTGTTGTTGTCATATTAAATTGTATTTGTGTTCCTGTTTCGTCCTTCGTGGACTCATCAGCACAGGCAACTACCTGTGGACAGGAGGGCGGTGTCTTTGAAGACACTCGCCCCTGTCAACCTTAGAAAAGAAACTTTTTGATTGAGTCGTGTATGATACCCGTGTTCAGAAATTTCTGAAAGTGCTTAGCGTAGTCGAATATTTTTTCGGCCTCCCTCGCATTGCCGCCATACATTGCCAACACTATCGAGCGAATTTTCTTGTTGAAACTTGCCGCACTGCCCTTCGTGTTCACTGCAAAGTCAACAAGTTCATAGAACAGCTCGTAGCGTCTCATCAGTTGTTTGACACTCTCGACACGGCTCACCACTCGAAACTCGAGCAATTTGCCCTTAGTCAATGCCAACTGATAGCGGCTACTTGCGTACAGGAGCGAGTCATTGGCATTAAACCACGTGTCGCGACCCTCTGACTCTGTGCGCATATTCGTGTTGTTTCCGCAATACCTATTTTTGAGCCTGTAGCGAAACAAGGCCAACACTATGCCGCTGTAAGGTCGTACAGCCTCCAAAATCTCATCCCCTGTCATCCCGTCAACACCGATAGTTATGTGACCCCCACAGCTCGCGTTTGACGGGCTGTAGCTGTCTTCGATGACGGGTGCGGCCTTGTGTATCATATCGTACACCTTTGTGCGCCACGTACCCGCAGGAAGTAAGGGCAGTATGTGACTTACAGCCTCATAACCGCACGAAGCGTCAGTTTCAAAGCCGCAGAATAACTCATATTCGCGCACGCTGTTGCGGTGTAGGCTTGTCTTTTCAACCTCAAAGCCTATGGTAAATCGGCTTTCGTAGCCCATAGCGTGTGCGCTTACTTGATAGTTCAGAATGTTGCGCACGTCCTTTGACTTGAGTCCGCTCACGTCATACTTGTGAGGGGTCTTGTTCAGTTTCAACGGGTCGGGCTTGTGGTGGTATCCGTGTACGCGACCCCTGTTCAGTTCGCCTGTAAGGCTGTAGATAATCCCTGTGCTCATTTGGTGTGTGTGTTTTAAGTGGGCAGTGTCTTTGAAGACACCACCCGTGGTTTATGTTTATGCGTTTGCGTTGTTTGCGTACTTGTACTTGGTAGTGAACAGGCGTACGGCCTCCAACACCTCTTCGCGGCTGTTGGTGCTCTTCACGTTGCCCTCAGAGTCGATGCGCACTGCTACGTTTGCCCCTTCGGGGTTTTTGAAAGTGAATGTGAACAGGGTCTCTGTACGTACCTCAATTGCGGCCTCTTCGCCACCCTCACCCTCACCCTCTTCGCCTTGTCCACCGCTCTCTGTTCCACTTTCCACCGCCTTGGCAAACTTCAAAAGGCTTTCAATACTGCGCACAGGCTTCTCACCTGCTCTCTCAGCCTCATCGCACTTGGCGTTGAACGTATCAACCACCTCTGTGCTCAGCTCACCTGCCTTTACCAACTTGCAGAAAAACGACTTTTTGCGGTTGAACACTTTCTCTCCCAATGCCTCTTTGGTGAACGTCACGCCCTCTTCTTCGCACAGGGCTTTGCCCTCTTCGCTGTTAACCCACTGCCAAGCCTTGGCGGCTATGGTTGAGAGCTGTAACGACTGCTCAAACGACTTCTTTTCAGTCTTGCCCATTGCACGTTGCAGTGCCGTCAGTTCCTGTAGGTTCATACCTGCTTTTACCTGTGGGTTGTTGAGGAAAGCCTCCTCGATTGCTAATAAGTTACTCATAATGTGTTGATTTTGAATGTGTTATGTTATTTCATACAGCCCGTCCGTCGGACTGCGGTGCAAATATAGTGTATTCGCAGTCGGTTACGAAATATGTTTATGCATAAAAATGCATTTCGATATCAACAAAGTTATTAACAATGCTGTGAGTGAGTACTGACGGGGGGTGCAGGGGTGTAGCCCCATCTCTCACCGCTCCTGCCGTGTCTTTGAAGACACTCCACAGGGGGACGGAGGGGGGCGGAGGGGGTGACAGGGGGACGCGGTGACGGGTGCAGGGCGGTGCACCTATATCGGTGCACTGCCTGTCGGGCAGGGGGCTATGGGGGTGCAGGTGGCGCAGGGCAAAAAGCCAAAAACGTCCACAGGGGGCGACCAAAACCGACCCCCACCCCCTTGCTCGAGGGGCACTTCCGCGAGGGGGGTGGCGAGCGTGCCGTGGGGGGTTACCCCGAACCCCTACGTATCTCAAAAAAATGATTACCTTTGTTGTGAACTAATAAAAATTTACGATATGAAAATCAAGTTAACCTCGGGGAACAGTGTTTATGGCAGTGGCCTATCTGTTCAGAATGGTCGTTTAATTAATAATGCGGTAGATGGGCAGATTGGTATTGCTCAGATATCGAATGCTCGTAGGGAGGTGAAGCGTCAGCAGAAGATTGAGATGCAGGCTGAGGCTATTCTTCGTGCTGATGACATTAAGGAGATGCGTGAGATGATGGGTGGGTGTTGTGATTAGTAAATTCTAAACTTTTAATACGATGGTAAACAAGGAACAGGTAATGGGATTAGTCCGTCACGCTCTGACTTTTGTTGGTGGTTGTTTGGTGGCTAATGGTATTTTAACTGATGCAATGTCAGCAGACATCATTGGTGCTTGTATGGCTTTGATTGGGATTATATGGTCTTTGATTGTGAAGTAAAGTGGTTATGCTCGGTTTGTTTAAAAGAGGGAGACTAACGAGTCTCCCTTTTTTATGATAGATAATCGACATTACTATGTCATTTTTATGAGAGATTTTTTTTAGCTAACTTATTGATTATTATTATTTATGTCGATTATGTCGATTTTAAGAGAAGTTTCTACTATATAAATAAATAATAAAAGGAGGGGAAATAGAGAGAGAGTAGGGAGGGATAAACTTTGACATTCCGACATCTTGCTATTTTGTGAAGTTGGTTTATATTTGCTCCATAATTAAATCCAATCAAATGATAGACAATCAAGGTTACTCTCCGAAGGATTTACACTTTGGGGCTAATGGCAGAGAGAAGTTGATAAAGGGTATTACGAAGATGGCTCGTGCTGTAAAGAGCACGTTGGGACCGAACGGGAATACTGTATTGATTGAGTCGCCTCACCATACGCACGGGATTACTGTGACCAAGGATGGTGTAACGGTTGCGAAGGCTGTTGAGCTTTTCGACCCGACAGAGAACCTTGCGGTTCGGATGATGCGGGAGGCGGCAGACAGGACGGCAACGGCAGCGGGTGATGGCACGACAACGGCCATTGTGTTGACGGAGGCTTTGGTTCTTGGGGGTCTTGAGCATATTACTGAGAAGCATAATCGGACGCAGGTCTTGCGTCATATGGTGGAGATAACGGACAAGGTGGTGGACAAGTTGAAGAAGAAGAGCAAGAAGCTTTCGAGTTCAATGCTTCTTGATGTAGCTACTATCTCATCGAACAATGACAAGGAGATAGGTTCAATCATCGCGAAGGTTTACAAGGAGGTTGGCAAGACGGGCATAGTTACCGTTGAGAAGTCGCAGACCTCTGAGACGTATTCGGAGACAACGATGGGGTTGAAGTTTGACCGTGGGTATTTGTCACCGCTGTTCATCAACAATCAGAAGAAGGACGAGTGCATCTTTGAGGATGTGATGGTGTTGGTTGCTGATATGGAGATATCGAACATCTTGCAGATTGAGAATGTGCTCAAGCCAATCATCAGTGAGGGGAAGAAGCTTTTAATCATTTCACCGTGTAATGTGAACGTGGTGAACACGCTTGCTGCGAATGTGATGAAGGGGAATGTGAAGGTGTGTGCTGTGGCTCCACCTAACTTTGGTTACAAGCAGCACGAGTTGATGCAGGATATTGCATTGAGTGTTGGTGCTACGTACTTTAGTGAGAAGACGGGTGATGACTTGAGTCTAATCAACTATGGTAGCCTTGGTCACGCGGCTAAGGTGATTGTGTCGAGGGACAAGACGGTGATACTAAAGTCTGACGCTCGGGTTAAGCCTGAGGTGATTGCTGAGCGGGTGAGTGAGTTATGGTCTGCTCACGCTGTGGCTAAGAAGAAGGCTGACAAAGATTTCATCTTGGAGCGTATTGCGTCATTGACGGGGGGCATTGGGGTCATCTTTGTGGGTGGCAACACTGACATTGAGCAGAAGGAGTTATATGACCGAGTGGATGATGCGGTGTGTGCGGTACGTTCTGCGCTTGAGGAAGGAATCGTTTCGGGGGCCGGGAAGGCACTTTCTGAGATTAACCTGACTGATATGCTGTCTGACGACTCAAGCGATGAATATCGGGCCGCTATGAAGATTATGCAGTCAGCTCTTCAAGCTCCGCTTACTCAGATTCTTGAGAACGCGGGATTGTGTGTGACTAACATCTACAATGGTGGCGTAAAGGATGGAGAGGGGTATAACCTAAAGACGGGTGAGATGGGTGACCTCATTGAGATGGGTGTAGTTGACCCGATGAAGGTGACTCGTAGTGCGCTGCAAAATGCGGTGAGTGTGGCTACTACGATTCTGAGCACAAACGCAATTATCACAATGGCTCGTAGTTATGAGGCGGTTGCAAAGGAGGAGGCGCTATGATTGACAAAATAGTAGAGGCTTATCCTGACGAGACCTTCTTGAAGGCGGATGGATTTGACGATGCCATCATTGGCGTTGATGAGGCGACTATGCGACTTGTGTATTCTGAGTCAAAGTGTATTGACATCTTGAATGAGGATATGGACCTTGAGGAAGCGATTGAGCATTTTGAGTTTAACGTGAAGGGTGCATATGTTGGAGAGAAGACTCCGATATGGTGTGCTGATATATTTTGATACAATGAAACCAATAGGGAAATACATTGTCGTTGTGACGACAGAGGAAGAGGTGAAGACTGACTCGGGGTTAATCCTCTCGGGTGAGGACGTGAATCAGTTCCGCTATAAGCGGGGTGTTGTTGTTGAGCCGGGCACTGAGGTGACTCATATCAATAAGGGCGATAAGATTTACTTTGACAAGGGTCACAGCTTCGCGATGATAATCAATGACGGTCAGTACACCATCATTCAGGAAAGGGACGTTGTTCTTGTCGAATAAACTTATTCATTTCGACAATCATAGTTTTGTAGACCCCGTCATTGAACGAGACTTTTTTCTTGAACATAGGATTGACGGTTGGGTTCATTGACATCTCCTCTTCGCGGTTTAGTTTCTTGTAGACCATATTGACCACACGTGAGGCTTTGAACGAGAGTTGATATACGGCTCTCTTTGTTCCTATCTTTTTTCTGAACGAGTCAATCCATCCTTCTTTTACGAGGCGGCCAAATCTTTTTTTGTCCCAACTGAGCAGTTCATCAAACTCATCAAACTTGGCCTTAGTGAAATATCTTTCTGAGTAGAGGAACAGGATTAGCTCGAGGTCTTCTTGGCTGAGTCCGTATTTGATTTTGACGTAGCGTCTTACTACTCTCCAATACTTGAGGTAGTCATTTGTTCTTTTTCGCATTTGATAAAATTTGATTACATTTGTAGAGCAAAGCTAAATCATATGTCTTTACTCACCAATCGAAACAAAACATCAACCCCTTGCCCTGACTGTAAACTAACTCAGGACGCATCGGGTACATTTAAGTATGGCTCTGATAAGACGGGATATACTACGTCAATGGATAGTATGACAGCCAAGAAAAAACATCGAAGCAAGTATCCTGATGCGTACAAGCCAAAGATGGAGATGCCTGCTGATGTAAAGCAAGGCTATAAGGCCGCAATGGATACGTCCTCTACTCCTATGAAAATGCCTACGTTAAAGAAATAATTTTGACTACATTTGTATCAAACAAAATTGAAATGAAAAAGACAACTGACCCATTAAAAAGAGTAGCTAAAGAAACATCTTCCGCTGATGCTACACGAGTAGATATGAATCTTCCTAAGACTCCAATGCGTGAGAGAATGGCTAACATTCCAATGCGTTTTGAGGAGAAGCAAAAACAAAAGATTGAGATGATGCGTGAGCGCGGGTACGTTCCTATGTACAAAAGCGATGGCAAGGGTGGTATGACATTAGAAGGATTCTCTCCTCAAGGGAAGTCATATGCTGTACAGGCTCAAGAAGACAGAAAGAAAAAATAAATCCAATGCCAAGCAAATCTACTGACATAAATCTAAACTACTCTCTCGACAGTGTGTTCGGGAGAAAGACAGGTATGGTCAAGTCAAACACAAAGATTAAAGGCTTGAAAGGACTAACAGCAATCTTGGGTAACCAAGACGTAAATCAATATTTAAAACCAAAGAAAAAAACAAAGCGATGAAAAAAGCAACTCCGTGTCTTCCTGCATCATCACGTATGCAGATGCCAAGTGGTGGTGGTTCGGTTAAAGCTCCTGCTAAAAAAGGTGCAGCCTCTGCTGCTGTAAAAGCCGCAGGTGTATCAGGTGGCCTACTCAAGGCTACATCGAAAGCGAAAGGAATGAAAAAGAAATAATCCAATGGCAGCACCTAAGAAAGCCGCTAAGAAAGGAAAGGTATCTGAGTATGGCGGGATGGAAAAGTATTCATCAAAGAAAGCGATGATGGCTCACGAGAAAGGCGAGTCTAAGTCTATGGAGAAAGCCGAGAAGAAAGGCTTTATGGCAATGTTGAAATCAAAAAAGAAAAAGTAAAATGGCAAAGAAACCAAGTCTCGTTGAAGAAGTTGTGGAAGAAGTTGTAGCTCCTGTTGGTGCTCCTTCTCAAAATGGTTTGAAGCCTGAGCCTACAGTAGGTCCGGGCGGATATCCAAGTCGTGATTTTAAACATCCTCTTAATGGCTAATAAGTCAAAGATGAAATGTAACCGTCCTGTTTCCTCGGATAGACCGGGGAAGAAGATGATGGTGAAAGCTTGTTCCAATGGGGAGGAAAAGCTCCTCCACTTTGGGGCAAAGGGCTATGGCAATAATTACTCAGCCGCAGCACGAAAAAGTTTTAAGGCAAGACACAGTTGTGACACAGCCAATGATAAGTTGACTCCGCGTTATTGGGCCTGCAAACATTTGTGGGCAGGTTCGGGTGGAGCGACCACTTCTAATCCTTCAAATCGAAAAGGTAAGTACTGATGAAAGATGCTTGCTACAAAAAAGTAAAAGCGCAGTATGATGTCTTCCCATCGGCAAGAGCATCACAGGCTATTGCAAAGTGTAGGAAGGAATCGGGTACGGTACGTAAGAGTTCGGAGGGCACATCTTTGAAGAGATGGGAGAAGGAGAAATGGGTTGACACACGTACAGGTAAAGCTTGTGGCGCGGGTGGCAAGAATGAATATTGCAGACCTACAACAAGAGTGTCTTCAAAGACACCAAAGACAAAGTCTGAGATATCTCCATCTCAATTAGCATCGAAGAAAGCTGAGAAGATGCGCGTAGGTATGGGTAGAAAAGTTTCCAAAATAAATTAATACCTTTGCACTATGAGCAAGTTCAGTGAATTAAGCAGCAAGATTCAAAAGAAGCAGGGAATCAGTAAGAAAAGTGCTGATGCTATCACAGCGGTCATTGGCCGCAATAAGTATGGCAAGCAGAAGTTTCAAGAGATGGCTGCTGCGGGACGTAAAAAATCTAAGTAAGATATGAAGATTACATACGTTGGTAAAAGCTTAGGTCTTGGCGACACGGTTGCCAAGATAACTGAGGCTACAGGAATTAAGAAATTAGTTGACACCGTATCTGATGCGATGGGTGTTGACTGCGGTTGTGCTAAAAGGCAGGAAAAGTTAAACGAAATGTTTCCATATAACAATAAAGAAAATGAGCGTACAGAAACCACAAGCGAATAGAGCGGCAGCAATAGCTCCAAGTGACACAAAAAACATTGTGCCACCTTGGGTTGCTACAGATAATGATTTTGGAGAAAATACAGGATGCTTATTGTATCTTGGAGGAAGAGGTAATTTGAGAGTGCTCACTACGGGAGATGACATTGTAACCTTTGTTTCTGTTGAGCCGGGATTCTTTCCTGTGCAGGTATTGCGTGTATATGCAACAGGTACTACTGTACCTAATATAATTGGTCTTTGGTAATGGCGTTATTGTTAAACTTTGATGTAGGTTCAAATGACTTGCAGTTATCTCCAAATTCAAATGGAGTGTACTCAAATTGTGTTTCTTTTATTGCAGGTCTTCTTAGTACTGATGATGTAGGTGGACTTACAATAGATGCTTTGACTGTTGATGAGAATACTATTACCGCAGCCAACATAACTATTGATGGGGCACCTGCAACTTTTCCTTATACTGTAAATTTTGGAACAAATGCTGTGTTTGGATTTGAGATTATTCCGTCAGGTACTGTAGGAAACACCGATATCATTAAGTTTTTATTTGATATATCAGGTGGTGGCCTTTATACTTTTGAGTATAGCATAACTGAGTTGGATATTCAGGATAGTATCACAATAGCAAATAATACATTGCCTATTGACTTTGGAACTGTAGAGGTTGGTAACACTGTTAATCCCCCCCCTTTTGCTATAAACAATGAGACTTGCATTAGATATAGTTATAGTTGGTACAGTGATAACGCTGAGATATCTTTTGCCGCGGGGGGCACAACTCTTTTTGCAAGGAGCGCTTATTATGAGACGGCATATTGGACTCCAACGAGTGATTACGATTTAAGTGTGTACAAGATATTCTGTGATACTGACTGTGGTACAGCTCAATATGCTTTAGCGGGGACATCAACAAATCCGCCTCCTCCTTCTACAGGGGACTTTTTTAGAGTATTGTCAATATCAAACAGCATAGGGATATAGTAAATATCTTATTGAGAAAAACAAAAACAAGATGGTACACTTAGACGATATAAAGGTATTGGGTGCAAATGTCATCTGTATGGTTTTACTAAAGATAAACGATATGAACGATACCTTACAGTCCATTTTGTTTTTTGCTACAATACTTTATACTGTAGTAAGAACTGTTAATGAAGTAAAGAAATTTAAGGCAGATGGCAAAGCAAATATCAACAACGACTCGAACTAACTTTAAGGTTAGAAGAAAAGGTATTCACGCAAAGACTCAATCAAGTAGCTTGAAGTCAAGTAAGCTATACAAGAAAAAATATAAAGGGCAAGGACGATGACAACAGGACAAATCGTAAAAAGATATGGCGCTCCTAACGTAACGGGAGATGGGTATTTAGTTACGATAAAGCTTCCCTACCCAATGCGTCTTGCTTGGGACAAAGAAACTATCATCACAAAAATGCGTTGTCATAAGTTAGTGGCTGAAAACTTTAACGCTGTCTTCAATGATTTGCTTTTTCACTACGGATATGAGCGTATAAAAGAACTTGGCATTGACTTGTTTGGAGGTTGTTTCAATTATCGTAAGATGAGAACAGGCGCTGCGTGGTCGCTTCACTCTTGGGGTATAGCCATTGACTTGGACCCTGCCCGTAACACGCTTAGTGAAACAAAAGCGACTGCGCGATTTGCAAAACCTGAGTATAAGCCAATGATTGACATCTTCTATAAGCACGGATTCATTTCATTGGGGCGTGAAAAGAACTTTGATTGGATGCACTTTGAAATAAAACAGTGATGCCTGAGAAAAAAAAGTTTAGAGATACACGTGTAGGTAAGTTTCTAAAAACAAAATCCCCAAGAGTATTAGAGGTTGTAGGTGATTTGCTGCCAAGCAGTGGTGTTTTGGGCGTAGCCAAAAACCTTATCAACCTTTCTGAGGACTTATCTCAGGAAGAAAAAGAAATGCTCAATGATGAGCTTGTAAGAATGATGGAGTTGGAGGTGGCAGACAGAGATTCCGCACGTAAACGAGAGATTGAGATTTCATCTCATAGCAAGTTTGACTTTCTTTTTTATATCACGGGGCTGATTGGCCTATCTGCGTTCTGCTTTATCGTGTATGCAATAGCATTTCTCGCTATACCTGAGGCAAACAAAGAGATTTGGATTCATCTCATCGGTATCACAGAGGGTTTAGTGATATCTATTTTTGGTTATTACTTCGGTAGTGCCATAAAGCGAAATGTTCAGTAAGAAAAAACGCTTATCTTTGTCCAATAACAAAATCAAATCAAATAAAATGGAACAAGTTTTTATCACAAAGGAAGAATTGACTAAGATTCAGGAAATGAACTCAGACTTCAACAAGGCCAAGATGGCTATTGGCGAAATCGAACTTCAGAAAGAAGGGTTGATACGTCACATTGACGCTATGAAGTCTATGTTTTCAAATCACGAAAAAGAACTAATTAAGAAATACGGTAAGGATTCCGTAATCAATCTCCAAACAGGAGAGGTAACTCAAAAACAAGAATAACAATACAATGGCAAAAATTAGTACATACCCTAATGTAGGCACGCCTACTCTTTCCGATATGCTTATTGGAACAGAGGTAACGGATAACAACGCTACAAAGAACTTTATGATATCTGACATACTCGGATTGATTGGTTCATTGGGATTGTACGTGCCATATACGGGTGCTACGGCAAATGTTAACTTGGGGGCATTTAATCTTGATGCCCAAGACCTAACTCTTACAGGAGATGGTTTTTTTGGAAACAATATAACTGTAACGGGTCTTACGACATCTAATAGTATTACTTACAGTGGTAATCTTTATGCTGCTCCGGGTAGCGCTTCCGTATTTGCAGACGTTGTTGTTCTTGAACAAGAGTTAAGAGATGGATTTAATTTACCGGGGACACCGGGGCAGGTGTTATCTTCTACAGGTGCTTTAACTCAATGGGTAAGCTTAGGTTCATTTGCAAGCAATCTTCAGGATACTCTTGATGCAGGAAATACAGCTACTCAAGATATCAATCTTACGGGCACATTATCTATAACAGGCAATTCTGATTTTTTTGGACCTGTTTATCTTGATGATGCTCTTCTTGATGGGGCGGGAGTTGCGGGTACTGCGGGTCAAGTATTAATTACTAATGTTACTAATACTGCTTGGACTACTTATGGGCTTGAAGAGGTTCTTGCGGCAGGCAACACTGCTACTAATGACATAAACCTTACGGGTAGTTTTTATCTGTCTGACAAGTTTTATGATGGTACAAATTCTCCGGGACTTTTCGGTGAATACTTACAATCAACGGGAACTATGACTCAATGGGTGTCTCCTGCTTTTGCTCAGTTTTATGAGACTAATTCTCAAAATGCTGCTCCTAATACGCCAACTCCTATGGAGTTTAACTCGGTTGATTTTGCTTTTGGAGGTGTAAGTGTAGTTAATACAAATGAAATTCAGGTTACTCAAGATGCTTACTACAATATACAGTTTTCCGCTCAGATAAGAAATACAAGTGGAGCTGTTGAAGTTGATATATGGTTTGCTTTTAATGGAACAAATATTCCTAACTCAAACACATCGGTTACTCTATCTTCAAATACATATGCAGTAGCTTCTTGGAATTACATTGCGCGACTAACTATCGGTGATGCATTTCAAATATATTGGATGCACGATAACGCCGCAGGTTTACAGGCTTCTGCTCCTACACTTCTTCATCCTGCAACTCCTTCTGTAATTGTTACCGTTACAAAAATAAGTTGATGTTAGATATAAGGAAGATATCAATTGGGCCTGATTACAAAGGAGGGGCAATGCATTACATTGTGGGGCAAAAAATTCTTGGTAACAGCAACGAGATACGCCATATCAAATACAATCAAGAGCGAGATTCAATACAGATTTACATCATAAATGAAAAACAAGAGGTGGTGCTTTGGAAAGAGTTCACCTCAACCATTCCAATTTCAATCGAATTTAATATAGATTTTTGATGAAGTCACCATTCTACTTTATGGCAAGGCCATTAAAGGGGAAGCGTTACGACAACACAAAGGACATAGGCGGAGTAGAGTTTATCGTGAGCACCTCAGAGGAGGACCACAAGTTCTCCAATAGGTATGCTGAGGTTGTTGAGACCCCCTTGGGATATTCGGGACCAATTGAACCCGGAGATATCCTGATAGTGCATCATAATGCATTTAAGTTTTATAATGACATAAAAGGCAATCGCAAAAGCGGTCGTAGTTTTTTTAGGGAAGACATATTCCTTATTGACTCGGAGCAATTCTTTATGTACAAGAAAGGCGATACGTGGTATGCGTATGACAGATATTGTTTTGTAAAGCCTATTGCAGCTACTGAGTCATATATCAAGAAGCCATTTTCAGAGGAGCCGCTAATGGGAATAATGAAATATCCTAACGCCTATCTTTGTAGTCAAGGAGTAAAGGCAGGAGATGCTGTATGTTTTGCCCCTGAAACTGAATATGAATTTATCGTGGATGACGAAAAGTTATATCGAATCTACGACCACCAAATAACAATTAAACTATGAACTTACTATCACTCGACAGTATAATTAGAGACCCTAAAGCATACGTTGAAGACATTTTCAAATACGATTTTCAAGATATATATGATGGGGAACGTACATTTAAAAATATACAACCAAGAGAGGACGATGAGTTCTCTCGCGTTGTTTCAATCATATTCCCTAACCACAACATAAAGTGGAACTTTATCCGTAAGTCTCCCCTTAATCAGGAAGAACCAAACTATATTCATTCTGATGAGATGATGGGCGACCTTACTGTTATCTTGTATCTTAATGAGACCCATCCTGAGAATGATGGTACTACTATATATGATGTAAACAATAAGCCTTTATGCACTGTGTACTCAAAGTTCAATCGAATGATTGCGTTTAACTCAGACGCTCCACACTCGCGTAATATTTATGAGAACTTTGGAGAGGGCAATGAGGCTCGACTTATTCAAGTAATCTTTTTAGAGGAGAAGTAATATGGATAGCAGAGAGGTTAAGTTCAAAATCATTGCCGCTGCTGAGAAAGCAGTTGAGCAACTCATAAAGGTTGCGCAAGAAGAGATTCTAAAACCAAATGGTGATGATGAGTTGGCCGCTGCTGCATTAAAGAATGCAGCAGCGACAAAGAAGTTGGCAATCTTTGATGCGCTTGAGATATTAAATAGGATAGAGGCCGAGAGAGAAAGTCTCAACGCAGTGGATAAAGGCATAAGTAAAACTGATACCAAGCAGGGATTTGCAGAACGAAGGTCTAAATAACTCGTTGTACTTTTTAGTACGTGACCTTATACCAACAGCCACTCTTTCAAAAAAGAACAAGGCAAAGAGTTGGGCGTACGGTTATGACGAAAAGCACGACATTGTAGTAATCTCTAAGACGGGAGATATAGGTGAGATAATAAATATATCGGGCCTCAATATCGCTTTACCCGCTACACCTAAAGAGTGTCTTCAAAGACACTTCAAACCATCGGAACAATATTGGGAGAGGCGAGAGCTACCTAAAGAGCTTGCAAAGATTCAGTCTATCTTTCAATGGAACGAGAAGCCCAAAGAGTTTAAAGACCGATGGGTTGACTACATTGAAAAAGAGTTTGACCATAGAGAAGATGGCTTTTGGTTTATGAATAATGGCAAGCCCTGCTATATCACGGGTGCTCACTATATGTATCTGCAATGGTCAAGTATTGACGTGGGATATCCTGACTTTCGTGAGGCTAACAGAATCTTCTTTTTGTTTTGGGAAGCGTGCAAGGCAGACCCAAGAGCATTCGGTATGATATATCTAAAGATTAGGCGCTCGGGATTTTCTTTTATGGCCTCGTCTGAGTGCGTCAATATTGGCACACTTGCGCGTGACTCACGTGTCGGTATACTGTCAAAGACGGGAGCTGATGCCAAGAAGATGTTTACAGATAAGGTTGTTCCTATTAATAGCAGACTGCCGTTTTTCTTTAGGCCAATTATGGATGGGATGGACAAGCCAAAGACTGAGTTGGCGTTTCGTGTTCCTGCTTCCAAGATTACAAAGAAGAATATGTACGAGTCCTCAGCTGAAGAGATAGAAGGATTGGACACCACCATAGATTGGAAGAACACTGAGGAGAACTCCTATGACGGTGAGAAGTTAGCGTTCTTGGCTCACGATGAGTCGGGTAAATGGGTAAAGCCAAACAACATCCTAAACAATTGGCGCGTAACCAAGACGTGTTTACGTTTGGGTAGCAAAATAATTGGGAAGTGTATGATGGGGTCTACCTCAAATGCCTTGAGCAAGGGAGGAGAAAACTTTAAAAAACTATATGAGGATTCACGCATAGGTGTGCGTAACGCTAACGGACAGACCAAGAGTGGGATGTATTCTCTGTTCATTCCGATGGAGTGGAATATGGAGGGCTTCATTGATATACACGGTATGCCTGTGTTTAGAAAGCCTCAAGAGAAAGTCAGAGGAGTTGACGGCAATTGGATTTTTAATGGAGCTATAGATTATTGGGAGGCTGAGGTTGATTCACTAAAGCACGACTCAGATGCACTCAATGAATTTTACCGTCAGTTCCCACGTACCGAGTCTCACGCATTCCGTGATGAGAGCAAGCAAGCCCTATTTAACCTAACTAAGATTTATCAGCAGATTGACTACAATGACTCCTTGATAATTGACCAACACGTAACTCGCGGTAGCTTTATGTGGAAGGATGGCATCAAGGATACGCAGGTCATATTTATGCCTGATAAGCGTGGGCGTTTTGCAATCAGTTGGGTTCCTCCTAAGCAAATGCAAAACAATGTGCACCTGCGAAATGGAATCAAGTACCCGGGCAATGAGCATATGGGTTCTTTCGGATGTGACTCATACGATATCTCTGCGGTCGTAGATGGTCGCGGGTCAAACGGTTCTCTTCACGGAATGACCAAGTTCCATATGGATGAAGCCCCGGCAAATGAATTTTTTTTAGAGTATGTCGCACGACCACAAACGGCTGAGATATTTTTTGAGGAGGTGCTTATGGCCTGCGTGTTTTATGGGATGCCTATCTTGGCAGAAAACAACAAGCCTCGCCTATTATACCACTTTAAGAATAGAGGATACCGTGGGTTCTGTATGAACAGGCCCGACAAGCAGTATGCTAAACTATCTAAGACTGAGCGCGAACTTGGAGGAATACCGAACTCATCTGAGGACGTGAAGCAGGCTCACGCTGCCGCGATAGAATCATACATTGAGAAGTTCATTGGAATGGATTTGACGGGTAGCTATAGAGACCCCGAAGAAATGGGGTCAATGCTATTTACAAGAACCCTTGAGGATTGGGCAAAGTTTGATATTAATGACCGAACAAAGTTTGACGCATCTATCAGCTCAGGATTAGCTATAATGGCTAACCAAAAACATCTTTATATGCCCGAGAAAAAAGAATCCAAAATAAGTATTAACTTCGCAAGGTACAAGAATGACGGAAACACAAGCCAATTGATTCGATGAAAGATATAGAAATCAACATACTATCTACAAGCTTCCCAAGTCAGTTTGCTACTGATGCAGAAAAAGAATCAGATGCATTTGGGCTTCAGGTCGGACAGGCCATTCAATATGAGTGGTTCAGAAAGGACGGAACATCTTGTAGGTACTATAGTCAATGGCGTGATTTCCACAGACTGCGTCTTTATGCTCGTGGCGAACAAGGCACAGCTAAATATAAAAATGAATTAGCTATTGACGGTGACCTTTCTTACCTCAATTTAGATTGGACACCTGTTCCTGTTATACCAAAATTTGTAGACATCGTAGTAAATGGTATGTCTGACCGACTCTTTAAGGTAAAGGCATACGCTCAAGATGCTATGTCTCAATCCAAGAGGAGTAAGTATCAAGAGATGGTCGAGACTCAAATGGCGGGTAAGCCTGTGCTTCAGAAAGTTCAAGAGTTGACGGGGGCAAATCCATTTATGGTTGAGCCTGATGAGTTACCTGAGAGTGATGATGAGTTGTCATTGTTTATGCAGCTTAATTATAAACCTGCTATTGAGATAGCAGAGGAAGAGGCAATCAATACAATCTTTGATGAGAACCACTATCAAGATACGCGCAAGCGACTTGACTATGATAGCACTGTATTAGGTATAGCTGTTTGCAAGCACGAGTTCTTGCAGGGCGCAGGTGTTAAGATTTCATATGTTGACCCGGCCAACATAGTCTACAGTTATACTGAAGACCCATACTTCAAGGATTGTTTTTATTGGGGAGAGATTAAGACTGTGCCTCTTACCGAGCTGTACAAGATTGACCAATCTCTAACCGCTGAAGACTTAAAGGAGATTTCTCAATACAGTCAAGGATGGTATGACTACTACAACGTAGCTCGATTTTATGAGAACAGTGTGTTCTTTAGGGATACTTGCACGCTGATGTACTTCAACTACAAGACTACTAAGAAGATTGTATATAAAAAGAAGAGACTTGATAATGGTGGCTCACGTATAATAGAGAAGGACGATACATTTAATCCTCCAACTGAGATGATGGAGGAGGGCAACTTCGAGAAGATTGAGAAAGTAATTGACGTGTGGTACGAGGGAATTATGGTTATGGGGACAAACATCCTTTTAAAATGGGAGTTGTCTCAGAATATGGTTCGACCTAAATCTGCATCTCAGCACGCGCTTCCTAATTACTTTGCTTGCGCACCTCGTATGTATAAGGGGGTTATCGAGTCATTGGTTCGTAGAATGATTCCATTTGCCGACCTCATTCAGATTACTCACCTTAAACTACAGCAGGTGATAGCACGGGTTGTACCTGATGGCGTATTCATTGATGCCGATGGACTCAATGAAGTTGACCTTGGTACAGGTAACGCATATAACCCTGAGGATGCACTTCGATTGTATTTCCAAACAGGTAGTGTTATAGGTCGAAGCTTTACGCAAGATGGCGACTTTAATAACGCTCGTGTTCCGATTACCCAACTCACGTCTAACTCAGGAGCTGCAAAGACGCAGATGCTGATTGCCAACTACAATCACTATATGGATATGATTAGAACAGTGACGGGACTCAACGAGGCTCGTGATGGTTCTACTCCTGACCCACACTCATTGGTTGGTTTGCAAAAGTTGGCAGCGTTAAATTCAAACACAGCTACCCGACATATCCTTGAGAGCGGATTGAATATCTACCGCTCATTAGCAGAAGCGATTACATATCGCATATCTGATATCTTGGAGTATGCTGACTTTAAAGAGGAGTTTATCAATCAGATAGGTCGATTCAATGTTTCCATACTTGGAGACATATCAGACCTATACATATATGACTTTGGAATCTTCATTGAGGTTTCTCCTGATGAAGAGCAGAAGGCTCAGCTTGAGCAGAATATTCAGATGGCATTGTCTAAGGGTGACATCAACCTTGAGGATGCAATTGACATCCGCGAGATAAAGAACATCAAGCTTGCCAATCAACTTCTCAAGTTAAAGCGTACTAAGAAAGAGCAGCGAGAAGAGAAGATGGCTATGCAGAAGCAGGCGATGATTGCTCAACAGCAATTGAAGTCTCAGGAGTTAGCGGCTCAAGTAGCAATGCAAAAGATACAGGCTGAGTCTCAGGCTAAGATGCAAATTAAACAAGCAGAGATTGCTTTTGATATTGAAAAGATGAAGCAGGAGGCTGCGCTTAAATCTCAACTGATGGCTCAGGAGTTTGACTACAATGTGAAGCTTGGCTCTATGGAAACGTCAAGTCTTTCTCAGCGTGAGAAAGACAAAGAGGATGCTAAAGCAAAGCGCATTGGTATTCAAAACACTCAGCAATCGAAACTGATTAATCAAAGAAAGAACAATCTTCCTCCATTGAACTTTGAGTCTAATGAGGATAGCTTGGATGGGTTTGATTTCGCTGAGTTTTCGCCTCGATAAAACATTCAAAAATTTGTTGTAAGTTTGTAACCAATAAAATTTAATCTAATGCAATTTAAAGAGGTAAGGGTAATTGACACAGGAGACACCAAGGGTGTAGCAGAGAAAGAAGCTGAGTTGCTTGCTAAGCACGAAGCAGAACAAGCGGCAGCAGATGCGGCAGCAGCAGCATCGGCACAAGCTGATGAGGGGGCAGAGGCTCCGCCCGTAGTAGGTACGAATGATATGCCCGAGCTGAAAGAAGAAGACGTTCTTTCATATATTGGAAAAAGATACAATAAGCAAATCAACTCTTTCGATGAGTTGATGGCTGAGCGTCAGCAGGCAGAACAGATGCCTGAAGACGTGGCAGCTTATATGAAGTTTAAAAAGGAAACAGGTCGTGGATTCGATGACTTTATCAAGTTGAATAAAGATTACGAGTCTATGGATTCAGATGTCCTTTTAAAAGAATACCTTGTCTCCACACAGGAGGGACTTGACGCTGAAGATATTGAGGCTTTGATGGATGATTATAGATACGATGAAGACCTTGATGATGAGTCGCGAGTTAAAAAGGTGAAAATTGATAGAAAGAAAACTATTGCTGAGGCAAAGAAATTCTTTAACGCTCAAAAGGAAAAGTACAAAATACCCCTTGAGTCAAGTGCGGTTGGTATTCCTGCTGAGGATAAAGAAGAGTATGAAGCATTCAAGCAGTATATAGGCAAAGCGAAAACCATAGAGGAGGAGAACAACCGTAAGCGTCAATGGTTTGACCAAAAAACGGACGAGGTGTTTAGCGGAGATTTCAAAGGTTTTGAGTTCAACGTAAATGACCGAAAGTTCAAATATTCTCCCGGAGACACTGCTGAGTTGAAGAAAATCCAATCAACTCCTGCGAACTTTATTAATAGGTTCTTGGATGAAAATGGATTGATGAAAGATGCAGCAGGCTACCATAGGTCGTTAGCTATTGCTATGAACCCCGATAAGTTTGCCAAGTACTTCTATGAGCAAGGATTGGCAGATGCAACTGACGATGTTGCCCGTAAGATTAAGAATGTAAATATGTCTGAACGGAAAGCTCCTGAGGTTGCATCAACGAATAGTGGGTTTCAGGTGAAAGCGGTCAACCCTGATTCCGGAAGGAAACTAAAAATCCGTAGTGCAAAACGAATTTAAAAATTAAACAAAATGGCAGGTAGTCTTTTAGCAAACCCCACGTACGCGCTGCAACCCGCAGCAGAACAAGTGGCTTTATCCACAAACTATATTACCAACTTCGATTTCTTGAATCAGTATCTTCCTGATACTTATGAGAAGGAATTTGAGCGTTATGGTAATCGTACAATCGCATCGTTCCTCCGTATGGTAGGAGCAGAGATGCCTTCAAACTCTGACCAAATCCGTTGGGCAGAACAAGGCCGTCTACATATCAAGTACATCAACTGTACATCAGCAGGCGCTCTTGGAGCGGCTACAGCTACAGTTACTGTTGCTGATGCAGGCGTTACTTATGTTGCTGTTCGCGTAGGTCAGACCGTAATGATTCAAGACAACACCACAGGTGTTTTCAACAAAGCAATCGTTACAGCTGTTCCAACCGCAACAACATTCACTGTTGCCTACTACGAAGCCGCAGGTCAAGCATTCGCTGCTGCTGCTGTTTGTAGCGTATTTATCTATGGTTCTGAGTTCCGTAAAGGAACTAACGGAATGGTTGGTTCATTGGAAGCCGAAGATTCAATCTTCTCAAACTCTCCAATCATCATCAAGGATAAGTATTCTGTGAATGGTTCGGATATGGCTCAGATTGGTTGGGTTGAAGTAACCACCGAGAATGGCGCTACAGGATATCTTTGGTATTTGAAGAGCGAGCACGAAACTCGTCTTCGTTTCGAGGACTATCTTGAGACCGCAATGATTGAAGCAATCCCTGCTGCCGCAGGTTCAGGTGCTGCAACCGCAGGTTTCAAAGGTTCTGAAGGTATCTTCTACGTAGTAAACTCTCGTGGTAACGTATGGGGTGGTGGTACACCAACCGCTCTTCCCGAGTGGGATACTATTGTTCAGCGTTTGGACCGTCAAGGTGCAATTGAAGAGAACGTAGTATTCGTTAACCGTCAGCTTAGCTTCGACATTGACAATATGTTGGCTACGCTTAACGGCTTTAACGGCTCAGGTGTTTCTCAATCTGCTTCCTTCGGTCTCTTTGACAACGACATCAATATGGCGTTGAACCTTGGATTCACAGGATTCCGCAGAGGTTATGACTTCTATAAGTCTGATTGGAAGTATTTGAATGACCCAACAATGCGCGGTGGATTGAGTGCTGCCGCTGCAACTGCAACAGGTACTGTAACAGGTATTCTTGTCCCTGCGGGTTCTACTTCAGTGTATGACCAAATTATGGGTAAGAATGCTAAGCGTCCATTCCTTCACGTGCGCTACCGTGCATCTGAGGCTGAAGACCGCAGATACAAAACTTGGATTACAGGTTCTGCGGGTGGTGCTGCTACAAGCGACCTCGATGCAATGGAAGTCAACTTCCTTTCTGAACGTGCTGTATGTACCTTGGGTGCAAACAACTTTGTTCTGTTCCGTTACGGATAATCAATTTGAAAAGTGGGAGTGTCTTCAAAGACACTCCCCTTTTTACTTAATCAAATCAAATCAAATACAATTATGAAAAATAAAATCTCTACCGATAAGGTATACCGATTGCTAAATGGTAGTCCGCTTTCATACACATTAGCATCACGTAATAACCCTCGATTTCCACTGATGTGGTTTGATGAGGAAAAGAATATTAATCGAGTCCTTAGATATGCTTCTAATCAGAAGTCTCCATTTGAGGATGAGCAGGATGGAAACGCTATTCTGCAACCAATAGTTTTTGAAGATGGAATGTTAAGTGTCCCAAGAACCAATCCTGTCTTACAGGAGTTCTTGCATTATCACCCTCACAATGGGATTGTCTTTGTAGAGGTTGATAATGAAAAAGATGCTATGGCCGAAGTAGAAGGCTTAAACACTGAAGTAGATGCATTGATTCAGGCTCGTCAATTAACGATTGAGCAAATTGAAATGCTTACACGTGTATTCTTTGGTAAAGACCCATCAAAAGTTTCAACCGCTGAATTAAAGCGAGACCTTTTGATTTTTGCTAAGCAATACCCGCAATCATTTTTGGATACGCTGAATGACCCTGAGCTTCGATTCCAATCAAGAGTTCGATTGTTCTTTGAGAATAGTTTGTTAACTTTAAGGAATGGAGGAAAAGAGATATGGTTCAATACCTCTACTAATAAAAAGAAGATGTGCTCAGTCCCATATGGACAAGAGCCTTTCGATACAGCGGAGGCATTTTTACAAAGTGATGAAGGAATTGACGCTTTGAAAATGTTGGAAGCAATGATTGAAAAATAAGGTTTGTGTGTGTTATAGTTATTGTGATTAGATGATTAGTTTATGAGGGAGAGGGGCTTAGTGCCCCTCTCTTTTTTTAGTATATTTGTAAAAAAGAAGGGATGATAAACTCAGTCAGAAACACAGTCCTATCCGTGCTTAACAAAAACAATTACGGATATATCTCTCCCTCAGACTTTAACCTATACGCAAAGCAAGCGCAGATGGAATTGTTTGAGGACTATTTCAGTGATTACAACAAGTATATTGTATATGAAAATCAGAGAGTTTCAGGGACTGACTATGCAGATATGAAGAAGCCTATCACGGAATTGTTGGAGCTTTTTTTGTCTTTTAATTTCTTGCATCCTGTTTTTTCTAATGCGGGTACATTAACCAATAGGTTCTTTATGCCGTCAGATATAACTACGGGTGACAGGTCTTATATGTTGAGCAGAATCATTTACTACAACCAATTAAAGGCTCAAGCCTCAAACACATTGGTTGTTCCTTTTCAGCTTGAGGATTCATCTGCATTATTCATCAATGATGGGATTGTCGCGGGAGACATCGTCACAAATAACGTAACCTTTTTAAATGCTACGGTGTTGGCAGTTATAGGTCAAACTCAGTTGTTATTAGACACGGACATATTCACATCAACACCTGTGCCTTATAGCATATTCTCCTCTACGAATATATCAGAGGCTGAGCCTGTGACTGATGGTAAGATAACAGCGTTAAGCATATCTCCATTGACATCTCCGTCTGAAATGTTTCCTGCTTATACATTAAACAGCGAATTTATGGCCACATATCCATCGGTTCTTACAGGGTATGGGTCAGTTCGCGCTTCATACTTTAGATATCCTCGAGACCCAAAGTGGACATTTGTTACATTGGTTAATGGCGAACCTGCCTTTGACCAAACACAACCCGACTATCAAGACTTTGAGTTGCCACTTGAAGATGAGTACAAACTCGTTACAAAAATTCTTCAGTACTGCGGGATATCTATACGTGAGACTCAAGTTGTTCAGTATGCTATGGCTAAAGAGCAGAAGGACAACGCATAATTAATCGTGAACAAATAACTTTGTAATGGCTTACATATCTCAATATCAATACTACGAAAACAACGGGAATATACCTGAAGACGCTAATTGGGGAAGCTATCAATATGTTAGCCTCCAAGATATCGTCACCAATTTTATATTGATGTACTCAGGGAATCACTCTCTTGTAAACAATGAGGAGCGATACAAAATTCTTTTTCACGCTAAAAGAGCGATACAAGAACTCAACTACGATGCGTTCAAAGAAATCAAAGTGTTAGAGTTGACTGTCGCTGAAAACTTAAAGTTCATCCTTCCGTCTGACTATGTCAATTGGGTTCGTATATCCCTTTACAAAGACGGATATCTGCGTCCATTAAGTGAGAATATACAGACGCTATCATCGAGTGCATATCTTCAAGACAACCAAGGTAAGATTCTATTTGACATCAATGGCAACATACTAAAACCGCAAGACTCAAACATTGACTACGACAGATTGAATAATCTCAAGAAGAGCATTTATCTGAATCAAGGTAATCAGTTCAATGGACAAATGGGTTGGTGTGTTGATGGTGCTTGGTACTTTGACTATGCTATTGGCGCTGCATTTGGATTGAATACTGAGACAGCAAACTTCAACCCTACCTTCAATATAGACAAGAAGGCAGGCGTAATAAACTTTGATTCAAGTATGGTCAACGAGTTATGCATCCTTGAGTACGTGTCTGATGGTATGGAGAACGGAGACAACTCATTGGTTACGGTCAATAAGTTGTTTGAGCATTATATCTACGCGGCTATCAAGTATGAGATTTTGAACTCTAAGTTTGGGGTTCAGGAATATGTGATAACACGTGCTCGAAAAGAAAAGGCAGCACTTCTCCGAAACGCAAAAATCAGAATAAGTAATATCCACCCCGGACGACTGCTGATGAACCTACGTGGTATGGATAAGACAATCAAATAATATGGCAAACTTTACAAGGAATTTCATAAGAGGCAGAATGAACAAAGTCGTTGATGAACGACTTGTTCCTGATGGAGAATACATTGATGCTGTAAACATCAGAATGGGTTCTACTGAAAACTCTGAGATAGGTGTAATTGAAAACACTAAAGGCAATGTAGCGTTGACCGCTCTTGCCTATCTTGATGGAACTCCGCTGAGTATTGATGCCGTATGCATAGGTGCTATTGATGATAGCGCGAATGAAACTCTTTATTGGTTTGTTCACGACCCTAACTCCCCTGTTGGTCCAACAGGCAAGCTTGACTTGATTGTTTCCTTTAATGTTCTTACGAACATACTGACGTATCACGTCATTAGCATTAATGATGGTAATGGTATAAACACTACCCTTAACTTTAATCCAAGCTATCTTATAACGGGAATAGACTTGGTTAATGACTTATTGTTCTTTACGGACAACTACAATGCACCACGCTTCATAAACATTCGAAGGGGATACGCAAATCCAACCGCAGGATTTATTGACTTTGGCGGTGTTCCTCCAAGATTAGAAGAGTCCCTCCTTGTTATAAAGAAGCCACCTACAGAAGCTCCTACAATTGCTCCATTCAATGTAGGCGGTAACAACAACTATCTTGAGGATAGATTTATTTGCTTTGCTTATCGGTATCGTTATGCTGACGGTGAGTACTCAGCAACCTCTCAATGGTCTGAACCTGCATTTATCCCCAATCAGTTTGAGTTTGATAATACAAGCTATCTAAATGATGGGATGACTAATTCTTGCAATGTTGTTGCGGTTACGTATTTTTCAGGAGGCCCACTTGTAGTTGGCATTGACCTTTTGTTTAAGGAAGCAGATAAGAACATCATTAAGATTATTGAAAAGCTTGATAAGTCAGAATTAGGAATACCAAACTTTAGCTTTCAATCATTCACTTTTGATAACAGCAAAATATTTACTGTCCTTCCTGAGAGTGAATTGCTTAGACTTTATGACAATGTGCCTCGCTTCGCAAAGGCTCAGACTATTATGGGTAATCGTTTAATGTATGGAAACTACATTGAGGGATATGACTTAATTGATGCGAATGGAAATCCCACAAGACTTGAATATCAAACATCTCTTGTCACTGAGTTAGTCGGTTTTCAAAGTATAGGCAGCGGAACAGATGATGGCACATATACCATTAATATTCCGGGTACAATATCAGACTCTATAGCGACTATAGATTTAGCAGGTGTTGACCTTGTTGCAGGAGCTTCGTTCTCTTTAGATTTTAGAATTGAACACGAATATTTTGATGGGCAGACTCCATTCCCAAGTCAACAAACACAAGAAATTGAGTTTACTCTTTCATTTGTATTACCTGTTTCATATTCATCTGTTTATGATATGGCAACGAGTGTTGAGTTCCAAGGAATAGTTGGGACGGCATCAACAATACTCCCTGTATATTCTCCTATCGTTGGAGCTGAAACATCTTGTGATGGTACTACATTAACAGACCAAGTCAATTGTGCATTGCCATACTCTTTGACTACCGCAAATTCAACAGGTCTTGTAATAAAAGTTGCAAGCGGTATAACAGGCGTTGGTCAACCAATATCAATTATAACATCACCCGGAAGTGATGTGATAGGTTTTCAGATGATAGCTATGCAATATGTAGATGACCCTTTGATTACTACTCAAACATTATACGAGTACTACAGGGTCACATTTACTGAAGCTATCTATCAAAAAATAGCATCGCCTAAAAGTCTTCATAGTAATCGAGGTTATGAGATAGGCATAGTATATATGGATGACTTTAATAGGTCAACCACAGCATTAGTTAGCCCTTATAACACAGAGCATATTTTTTGTGGAAACTCATCAACTAAAAACTCAATATCGGTATCTATACCTACATCTCAAGTAGCTCCCGCTTGGGCTACAAAATTCAAATTTGTTTGTAAGGCTGATACAGCGGGATATGAGACTGTATACACTAATTTATTTTTTATTGACCCAATAACTAACTCAGCATATTTTTTACTTGAAGGAGAAAATGCAAGAAAGGTTGAAGAAGGAGATAGACTTATTGTCAAAACGGATACGAATGGACCTGTAACATCTTGCGTGTATACGACTGTTCTTGAAAAAAGAGCAAAAAGCGCGGGATTTATTACTCCGTCTACAGGAGTCTCTCCGCCTGCGGGAGTCTATATGAAAATAAACCCAAACAATTTTCAAGTATTTCAAGAAGGAAATTCAATCATAGCTCCGGGTTCAATTACTGAGACTGAGGGGTCTCCCGGATTTTCGCCTATTTTATTATATGATATGAATATTCCTGACCCTTCTTCACCGGGTAATTTCATTGACTATACAGTTCCCGCAGGAAGTAGGATTCGGATAGAAATAAAATGGGAGCGTAAAGGGACAGGAGATGGAAATAATAATTGTGAGCGAAGAGTTTACAATTTAGATGTAACACTTGTTTCTTCAGCGACATATAACAATATGTACGAATGGTTTGTTGGTGATAATGTTCAGGCCGTTTTAAATAGTGGAACATCTACAGTAGGAGGTTCGGGGAATTGTGCTATTGACAATCAATTTATTCCGACCATAATATTAAATGATACTCCCACCTACTATGACTTTACCGTTGCGGGATGCACTAACTATCTTCAGTTTGTAAGAAGGCCAACATCAAATCAACTTCAACTATCAATCACCGGGACAAATAGATGTGCGGGTCAAAATCAATTTGACAACAGAGCTTCTTCTATAACAGCAAAGATTACAACTATTCGCTCCGTAAATACATTAATATTTGAAACGATACCAAGCGACACATTGCCTGATGTGTTTTTTGAAAATGACTTATCATTCCCTATAGATACTCTTACGGGAAACCATTTGACAAATGGAGCCGTTGGAGACATAGACCAAAACATTGCCCTTGGAATACCGGGGTATTTTCAAACAGGTTTTTACAACTGTTTCTGTTTTGGTAACGGGGCTGAGAGTTATAAGATAAGAGACTCAATAGTTGGAAGAACATTTAACTTGGGTAACCGTGTCACTACTGTATCGGCTCAAGATTATAAAGAAGCTCATAGATTTGCGGACATCACCTATAGCGGTGTATACAATCAAGAGAACAATGTAAACAAACTCAACGAGTTTAATTTAGGCTTACTGAACTATAAAAACTTAGAGACATCGTTTGGTCCTATTCAGAAAATGGATGGACGCGAGACGGATGTTCTCACTTTACAAGAGGATAAAATCTCATACGTATTAGCAGGCAAGAACTTACTGTCTGACTCTACGGGTGGTGGTGTCATATCCTCTATACCTGAAGTCCTTGGAACTCAGATTGCTCGTATTGATAAGTATGGAATCAGTTCTAATCCTGAAAGCTATATTCAATGGGGATATGATAAGTACTTTACAGATGTAAAGAGAGGAGCTGTCATTATGCTCAGGGGAAACTCTCCATCAGAGCAATTGACTGTAGTGTCTGAATCTAATATGAGGACGTGGTTTAGGGATACTTTCATTGCACATCCAAACAATCAAATGCTTGGAGCCTTTGACCCGTATATGAACGAATATGTTCTGTGTGTGACAGACAGAGAACTTCCGGGTGAACCACAATGCCTTGACTGCAATGTGAGTCAGACATTTACGTTATCGAACCCTGACCCATTGGCAAAAAATGTATCTGAGTATTGCGTAGACCTTGGTATGGCGGTTGGCAATTCAACAGTGTCTTGGACCGTTAGCTCCATTAGTGCTCTTGGCTCATTTGAGATAGAGGTTACATACGATAGTGTTACCTATACATCAGGAGTAGTTACCACTTCAGGCTCATTGTCGTTCTTTAAGTCATCGAACACCATCAATACAGCAACCGTAACAATCAGTGTGCTTGATGATGTTGTTTTAAATGTTACAGCAGAGTGTCCAATACCTGAGGAGCTGACGGTAATAGAGGTAGTGTTGACTACTAACACAGATGCAGCAAAAACAATACACGCTGAGTACAGATATCAGTTAGGCGCTTTTGTGGGTCCGCTGCAATCTAACTTGGTTTTGTTCCAAAG